TCAAGGCTGAGGTCGAGCGGCGGTCAGCGCCGGTGAGTTCAGAAGAGAAAGAGAAATACTTCAAAATCTGTGGGGAGTATCAAGTGAATTTAATGCTTGCCGAACGTGCATCAGCGCCCGCAACCGGCAAATGGGAAGACCCGAACGCGCTACAACTGGCGCATGAGAATTTTGAAGTGAACTCATGCAATAGTTGGCGCGTTGATACCGAAGGCGAGTGTCCGATATGTGCGAAGGAGCCCACCGTGCGGAAGGAGGTAGACAATGGAACCGATCAACAATGTGCCTGAGTGGGGTAATATCATAACCCCGGCCTTTCTTTATTTTGCGTTGGTTAGACTTGCGATCATATCCACGGTCTTACTTTTCCTTTTGTTGGTTGGAATGGCGGTGGAACAAGTACGCAGATGGGCTAACCAATGGAGGAAACGTAGCCAGAAGGAGTCAGTCTGATGGACGCGATTCAAAACGTGTTTGACTGGCTGGACACCGTATCCGCTATCGTACTTTGCCTTGCGTGGTTTGCGATTGCGCTTGCGCTGGCAGGAGTAGCCGTGCTGTGCGGATGGTTTGGCGCAAGGACGAAACGCATGGCGAAGAAACACCAAACCAAGTAACGCATCACAACCCGCAGCAAGGAGACGCAATGGCAAAGACTCAAACGGTAGAGAAGGTTCCGCAGAAAACCTTCAACGTAACAGCACGAATCACTGTCGATGTGACAATGCCCGTGGCTGCACATGACTTCAAGCACGCCGCCGAGCAAGCCGCCGAGTTTGGTACCGATAAGTTCATCACTATACTTGGTGAATGCCTAAATGAACTTTCTATCCAAATCCAAGGTATTTGGATAGAATAACCGCCGTAAGGCGCAACCCGCAGCAAGGAGAATTGATGTTCAAGCTCGGACGTAAAGCGGTAAAGACTGATTCGCGAACCTTACGAATGGTGCGGTACCTCACGCCAACCCTTCCGCCCCCACCTGCGCGTGTGGACTGGACCAAAGGGCAGACAGCATGGCTGATGCTGATGAATGACTCCTTGGGTGATTGCACAATTGCCGGAGCCATGCACTGCATCATGGGCTGGAGCCTTAACACGGGCAGCGAATCCAGCTTCGGCGATAATGATGCACTCGACTATTATGAGACGTTTGACGGCTACAATCCCAACTACCCTTCCACAGACAGCGGGGGAATTCTTCTTGATGTGCTGAAAGACTGGCAGAAACAGAGTATCAACGGCCACACAGTTGAAGCCTATGCCTTGGTGAATCCCGCCAACGTGACGCAGGTAAAGCAAGCCCTGGCGCTCTTCGGACCGCTCTATTGCGGACTGGCATTTCCAAACTCTGCAATGGACGCGCCGACCTGGGAACTCACGCAAGATCGAAGCCTTGCCGGCGGGCACTGCGTCGTGATGATCGCCTACAATGAGATCGGACCAATTTTCATCAGTTGGGGGGCGCTGTATCAAGCGACATGGGCGTTCTTTAACTTCTTCTTCGCTCCGAATATGCAGGGCGAGATTTACGCAGCCATCAGCCCGGATTGGTTCGCGGATTCCGGCGTGGACCCAACCGGCCTCAACCTCGATCAACTCAATGTCGATCTCACGGCCATCAAGTAACCCCGCGCTGAGGAGGCGCAAACGAAATGTGTACAAACGCAGTCAAAACCGCAGAGAATCTGATGGAAGCTATCGAGCCTACCATCAAGTCGTTTCTGACCGAAACCGGCCTTATCGACACACCCGCAGCGCAGACGGTACTCACGTTGTTTGACAACGCGCTCACTGCTATCGAGAATTGGCAGAGTGGGACACCGGCACAGGAAGCTATTGAGGCCATCGGAATCTTCCAGACGGCGCTCAGTGCGCTTCCCATTCCGACCCTGTACATCACGCTGCTCAACATCATCCTTGCTGGTGTGGAGACGGTGATTGGCGTCCTGTCGGCCAATTCCCCCGCTCCGGCGGCACCAGCAGACTCCACGGCCTCAGCAGAGGATGCTCAGGTAGGCCACCAGTTGCAGGTTGCCGCTGAGACAACCGCGAAGGTCCAGGCGCTCGTTCCGGGATTCAAGCGGAGCATCTGGCACTCAGCAGCGAGTCAGTACAACAACGCCTGGGACAATGCGCTCCAGGCTGGGGGCTTCCCGCCGAGCATGGCGGTCTAGCTCCGGCGAGGCTGTAACCAAGTTTGCGCGGGGAAGTCCGTTCCAGCATCACCTAACGGGATCACCTGGAGAATTATTAAAGGCTCACTGGAGAGAGTCTCCCGCGCAATCAACCTACGGAGGAACCCATGGCAAATAAGGCTCAAACGTGGCAAGTGACACCGGCGCAGTATGCAGCGATGGAGGCCGAAGTAGCGGCGGCTGGCTACCCCATCAGCGGAGACTCAGGAACAGCAGAGATTCGCCACTGTACCGTGAGTTGGGCCTATGACGGGGCTACGCTCAGCATCACCGTTGACTCCGCGCCGATGTTCTTCACAGGCGTAGCTGAGCGCGAGATTGCGGAAGCGGTCAACAAGGCGCTGGCCGGGTAGCAGCCAACACAAACACCAAGGGCCGCCTCTCCGTAAGGATTGGCGGCCCTTGGTGCGTCAGGAGACGTTGCCATCTTCCAGGTTTGATTTTAGCGCAAACTACTCGCCAAAAGCAACCTACTCTGCTCCGGCACTGTACTTCGCCTTCAGCTCGTCGTGTTTGGTCTGCGCCTTTTCCAGCGCGGCCGTAGCCCGCACAACCTCCTTCTCCAGCTCACCAAGGTAGGCAGTGGCCTCCTTGACGGTCTGCCTGGCCCCGCCGATGGCTTCCTTGGCCTTGGCGGCCTTGGCCCTCTCGCGCGCCTTGGCGGCCTGTTTGGAGAGCTTCTCGGCCAGCTTCAGCAGCTCAGTGACGGATGGCGCCTTCCGGGGCTCCCCAGCGGCCTCGCGGGGCTTCCTGGGCTTCCGCTTGGTCTTCTCCGGCGCTGTCTCAACAACAGGTGCCTGGGGCTGCGGGGAGGGGTTTCTGACAAAGCGCCGGCGAACGGGGGCAGGATCCTGCTCGAGTTCTGCCTTGGGGCGGCGCCCACGGGGCTTGGTTTCTTCGACTGCGGTTTCTTCGGTCATTTGGTGCTCCTTGTTTTTCTGGTTAATTGGTTGAGGTTTCCCACTTCGTGCCCTCTGTGCTCCCCGTACTCACGGAGGGCGTTGAGCAGCGAGCGTTGTGAGGCATCCTTACGAAGAAGTGCCGAGTCCATCGCCTCGTCCACTGTGCCCCTCGTAATGATGCGGTGAACGCGGCATACTTGGTGGGCGTTACCTTGCCGCATTACACGCTTGTTGAACTGGATGAATAGCTCCAGGTCGTAGATCATAGAGTGCCAGGCAACATCATTGCCAGCCCCCTGCAAATTCAACCCGTGTGCAACAGACGCCGGGTTGCCGAAAAGCATGGGCAACTCTCCACGGTTCCACTGCGCCTCTAACATCAAATCCCGCTTCATGGCCGCTGTGGTGCTGCCACTACCCCCTAAGATGGGAATATCCTTGCCAAACCGTTTGCGCAGCCGGTCAAGGTCGTGCTTCCACCAGTAGGCAACCAACAACGGCTTGTACCCAAGCTCTTCGTGCAGCAACTCCAGCGCGTCGGTCTTGGCGTTGTGAAGCTGCACAGTCTCGCGCGCCTCGCCGATGGTGCGCAACAAGCCGGTTGTCTCGTCCATCTCCGGGTCGATGTATACACCGCCGCAGGCGATCTGAGAACACTTGGTCATGGCCGCCGCGGCCGACAGCGCGGTTACGGTGCGGCTGTTCTCCAGCTTGGCGAACATGACCGCCTCCATCTGGTCATACAACACGCGAATCTTCGGGGGCAGGTCTACGTAGATGTAGTTGGGAACCTCGGTGGGTATGTGAACGAAGTCACTCATGTCGATGCGGCACACAATAGGTTTTAGCCGCCTCTGAATAAGTTGCTCGCTTCCCTGCCGCAAATCCCAACCGTAAAGCCCAGCCGCGTCGAAGTACGTGTTGCGGTACGCGGTAATGTAGGAGCCGAGCGCGGCACCCATGTCGGTCACATACGCCTGTCCGAACACGTCCAGGTATCCGTTGGAACTGGGTGTGCCGGTCAAGGTCCACCGTCGCGCAAAGGTGTCTAGCTTCTTCTTCAGGTCACTGAAACGCCGTGTATCTGTCCGTTTGTATTGAGAACTTTCATCGACGCACAATGTATCGGGTTTGGCCCTAGTGAAGAAGCCGGTCTCAAGCAGCCACGGGATGCCATCGGGGTTGACCACGTAGATGTCAGCGTTTTGTTTGACCAACTCATCCTTATCAGTGCCATGCAGGACGACCACCTTCAAGGCCGAGAAGTCGCTCCATTTCTGCTGTTCTTTGGGCCACACCAGGTAACAGGGCCGCAGTGGCGCGATGACCAGCATTTTTCTTGCCAGCTTCTCTTTTTTGAGAATCTTGAACGCCGCGTACACGCACGCTGTTTTTCCGAAGCCCGGATCGCCCCACAACGCTACACAAGCGTTTGCTAGCAGACGCTTCAAGGCTACAGCTTGCTGCCGCTGCGGAGTCCACTTTTGCGGCACCACTTCTGAGTCCGCCCATGCAGTCGTCGATGAGCCTCTTGCCGTCTGCCGTGCTGTCGATAACTTGGACATCGTAGCCTAGCGCGCGCAGGCGCTTGATCCTTTCTTCTTGCAGCGGTGTTGGAAATTCGCCAGGTCGTTTGAACTCAATCAGCAGTGGGCGCCCCCCAGGCAAGTAGAACTCGTAATCTGGATGCGAGGCGCCGCCCATCCCCCCGCTGTGCTTAACCGCGAGCAGTCCATAGGTTTTGCGCGCGTGCTCCACAACGGTCTTCTGCACACCTTTTTCAAGAGGTCTACGTTTAACCATGTTCACACGTCCCTCCCGCACAGTCCACATACAACATCCTCTCAGTGTGCAGCTCCAGCCCATCAAGGGAGCTTTTGAAAACTCCTCCGCGTAAAGTTTTGTACACCGGCGACATGCGCAGGCAAGTATCTGCGTACCGATAAAAAACCGCGCGCGTGCGCAAACATTTGATGGGGTAGTAGTACCCGCGCGGCACTCCGTGCGTTGTACAGAACATCTTTGTGAATGCAGCAAGCGGCAGAAGACAACGATCAAATTCAGGCATCCACTGGGAAAGAGTCACATAGTCAAGGCAAACTGCTTGAACAACACGCACGTCGGAGTTGCTGACCAGGTTTGAGTACACAAACTCATCAACATCCTGCGCGTGCTTACAATTCACAGCAGCAATCTGCGCAGCGTCACTAGGTTTCTGCACCGACAAGCGCCACTGCTGCTTCAAAGGATCATAGGCCACCACCTGTAGGCGCACATCGCGCCCCCACGTGGTGCTTGTACCAGGCTTAACCATGTTCACACGTCCCTCCCTTCGACACCCCAAAATTGCACCAAGAGCAGTGACCCCCTGGCGTAGCCATAAACCGCGTATCCGCGAGCATGGGCTCGACCTTCGCCTCCCACTGCTTCTGCATCGCCAGCCGCGCACTGTACTCGTACTGGTAGACCACAACCTGTTGTTGGTCCACATACCACAGCTCAACGCGCACAGTGCGCGCCTGCGGGTATTTGATGAAGGCGCCGATGGCGTAGAGGTCAGCCTGGTCCTTGTGGTCATCGGGGTAGATTTTCCCGCTCTTGTAGTCGATGATTCGTACAGTCTTCGACTCCGCATTCCAGGTGTGAGTATCCACCTTGATGCGGCACCAGACGAACCCCTTGGCGAAGAAGTCGCACAAAGTCCACTGCCGCGTCAGCCCCCATGCGAACTTGGCAAACTCCTTGCTCTGCTTCCACGGGTCACAGTCCCACTCGGCAATCACCTGAAGAGGTGAGCTGCGCAGAGCTTTGAACTCTTCCGCAAAGGGTCTTAGAACCACAGGTATTACCTGCATATCAGACGGCAGCCCCTTGCTGGTGCGTTTGGTTGCCCACTCAGCCGCCAGCTCGTGCATGGAGCTACCACCGGCCTGAGCGAAGGTGTCGGCCACCTTGATCTTGTCGATGCACTTGAACTTCGCCATCAGAGGGCAGCGTTTCCAGTCCTTGTACCGGCTAACGCTCCACTCAGAAATTCGCTTCACCAAAGGTACGACCATCACTTCACAACCTTTCTTTTCACAACACCGCGAGTTGAACATTCGCTGCACGGCTTTCCAAGAATGAGGCCACACCCTTCGCACTTGGGGCACACTGTGGTTCGGGCGCACTCTTCCGTGGCCATGAACTCGTTCTGATACACGGCGCGTTTTTCTGCCGCCGCCACAGCGATTGCATAGTTCCGCGATTCTTGCTCTGTCTGTTTCACACAACCTCCTTACGTACATTTACAAACGCTACACTGAGAATTTTACAGAGCTTGGCTGCTGCTTTTTCTGGATTACTCCAGCCAAGGCCACGTGCAGCGAGAACTCGCTCAACACGCAGATCACTGCCTGCTCTAACACCAAACTCCCTATCCAGAGCTGCATGGCACAGATTATATTGTAGCCCGTAGTCTGGATCACCAAAATCTATCCCCGCCGCAGCAAGAATTTCGCGCGGTAAATCAGGCATCAATGAACCTCCTTCAACTCACTCCACCGCGGACCAACAGCAGGCTCGGCCACCATGGGTGGGTCGATCTCGATTGATTCCATGCACTCCTTGAGAATGCCAAGTTCCTGTTTCACGCGACTCTTTGGAATGGACACGTCCAATTCATCGTGGACACTCAACAGGAATCGCGCTTCTCTTTTGGGATGCTCGTTGTAACGAATGATGGCCTCTTTAGTAACATCCGCCGCCGATCCCTGAATCAGATAGTTGGTCAACTTATACTCCATCGACATCACACGACCGTGCTCAGGGGAGTATCGTGCAGGCTCGCAGAAGTATTCCCGGCCGCCCCACGTAACGATGGGCCTGCCAGCACGACCCTCGGCCTTCACAGCCTTGTCCACGGACTCGTAGCCAGGGAGTGCCTTGAGCATGATGGCGATGAGACGCTCCGCAACTTTGGCCGGACAGTGCAATCCATCAGAGATCGCCGGCACACCGCCGCCGTACACCTTCTTGAACACCAGATGCCGCTTCAGGTCATTGCGCAGGTCTTTGAAGGAGCGTTTGGCAAAGAAGTCCAGGCGCTCCGCTTCTACAGCGTGTGCCATGAGTCCGTGAATATCGAGCTTGGGGTTCTTCGCGTAGCCGATGCTGCCCTCAGCAAAGTAATCCAACAGCCGCAACTCCTGTTGGCTGTAGTCGGCTTTGCCCCACACGCAGCCCTTGTCGGGCAGCATGTACTTGCGCATCAAGGGAAGGTCAGGCAGCGAAGCAACAGTTTTTTTCACCAGCGGCATGTCCAAACCATCACGCCCTGATAGGTCCGTGCTGATGTTCTGAAAATTCGGCGATGACGACATTCTAGCGGTGGACGCCCCACTCTTCCGGTCGGTGTTCCTGACCTGGCTCCAGTCAGTGTGAATGGTGCCACCCGTAACCTGCGCCTGCCGCAACCAGGGCAGCATGAAAGTCTTCAGGCAGGTTGTGACCTTGTTACGGTAGGTGAACATGGAGGAGACCTTGGGGTCTCGAATCATCTCCGGGGTGAGATTTTCCTTGCTCACACTCCGCTGCCCACCTGGATGGGACTTCGATGGCTTGGTGTAAACCCACGCACCAGGGTCCACCAGATTGCACTTCTCCAGTGCGTCGGCCACTTCTTCGTTGGAGTCAAAATTCAGGTTTTTGGTCTTCAGCCTCTTGCGCAGCCAGTTGTCGGCGGCCGCCAAAGCGCGCGTGTACATCTCCACGTCGTGCTCCAAGAGCGGTACGTCAACACACACCCCCTCCTGCTCGTTTTGCAGCAGAATGGGCATCAAACGTCGCTCGCGGTCGTAAGCCGAAAGCATCCCCCGCTCAGCGATGATGGGATAGAGATGGTTGAACAGTGCAATGGTGCGGTCAGTATCGCCGTTCTGGTAAGGACCGACAACAGAGCCAGGAGCAGCACAGGTCCACGCCGACCACCTATCACCTTTGGGCTTGTCCTTGAAGTTTGCTTTGAGCCAATCCTCCACCGCATCACGCTCTTCAGGCTCCCATCCCAGCAGCCGCTCTGCGGAGGGCTTCAAACCTAGTTCAGCGTGCGGCTCATTCAGGAACGTCAAGAACATGGTATCATGAATCCGGTCCCATGTTGGCATCTTCAGGCCCATGTGTTTGACAGCCAAGTCGAGATCGAACTTCATATTTTGCCCCAGGAGATCCCAACGCGAATCGTTGCACACGCTGAGAAGTGCGGCGCGCCCCTCTTCAAAAGTGCAGTTGTTTCCCGATGGCAGACCCCACATATAAGCGCGGGACTTCCGCTCACCGGGCCTGCGGATGCTCACGCTCACCGGCTTGGGCGGATAGTCGGGGCGTCGTTTGATCGGCAGACTTTCAAAATCAATGACAGCCACCTTAGGAATTTTCACCTGGACACCCCGGACAAGAACGGTGATGGGTAGCGGGGGTCTTGCGGAGCGGTGATAAAGCCACAGCGATCACAACTTGTAACCCCAAACTGAAGTTGTTCCAACTCACCACCACATACAGATTTATACAGCCACAGCACCCACCATTTACGCACAACACGAGAACATTTCATTTCACATCTCCTGACAGAGATTACTTGGTTGAGGTTAGCTCGCGCAGTTCGCGGCTCCGGCGCAGCCGGTTGTACCGCTTCTGGATGCGCACAAGCATGTTGGAAGGCCACCCTGACTCTTTGGCGCGCGTCAGCAAGTCGCAGGCAAACGCTTCCTTACACTCCCGAAGATCGTCATTCAACGCAGCCCACGTAGGCTGCGGAAGCAGAACCAAAAATTTCTTTTTAGCCATGGACACCTTTCAAAGTGCTGCACAAGACGGCTAGGGTCAACAACCCATAAATGTGGACTTCTACCACGCCGTCCTGTGCAACTTGTTACCGCCGGCCTTTCACAACAGCGGCGGGTTGACGTGTGAAGCGCGCCGGCCCCTTGGCCTTGGGCGCGCGTGAGGCGGCGCGGTCTTCCACCGACATGGGCTGGTAGGGGAAGCCGATGGCTTCTTCCACCAGCAGATGCTTCGACTCCAGGTCAGCGAAGGTCTGCTCGTCAACACCATCCAAATCCTCCACACGCTTCTTCAGCTTGATGTCGAAGCGGAAGCCCAGTTTTCCGGGCGGTGGGGGCACCAGCTTGATGGATGTGACCAGCGCAAAGGGCGGGCGGTGCAGGGTGTCGGCCATCTGCTTCACGTACTGGTCCCACGCCGCGAGGCTGGTTGGAGGCACCTTCAGATAGTGCACCGCGGCCTCGGTCACGCCGGTTTCCACCGCATCGGACGGAATGATACCGATGCGCCGGCCGTTCTTGCACGCCTTCCCACGGCCCTTCTCAGAACTGCCGTACTCGTTGTTGGGGCACTCCGCGCAGCATGTCGCCTCGGGGTTGGGGCTGCCCTTGCCGACCTGCGGTTCTTCGGACATCTCGTGGGGCTTCAGGTCGGCCTCGACGGTGCCCAGCGCGAAGCAGATGGGGGGTTGGGGATTGTCGGAGCTGAAGTCGCCCTCGTACAACGCATTCTCGAAAATGTGCGCCATAGCGATGCACTCCAGCTCGTTGTTGGGCACAGGCACCTTGTCAACGGTCAGGGTACCCCCTTGGGTGCCCACAAACTGCCCGGTGGGTGTGCCGGTGACGGCCTTGGCTTCGGTTGCGTAACGCCCAAATTTCTCATCCCACGGCACCAGGGCCGTGGACTTGGTTCTTGCGACTGCTTTTGGCATGTGGTTCTCCTGACTACTTCTTGGTTACACTGACCACGAGAGCGGTGAACTTGCCCACTCCGGGTACAGCCTTGTTAGCGGTCCAGCGTTCTTTCACAGCGCCATCGTTCAGGCGCCGCTGCATGAGCGAAAAGTCTTTGGTTTTGAGTACGTGCCGGTAGAACGCCGGCCAGTCGTTGACCTGCGGGATGATCTTCTTCTCGATCTCCGCGTGTGCAATTCGGCCCGTGATCCCCGATGCCTGGGACTTGGGCAGGTTTTGGATGATGAACTCGCGCAGAGCGGACTCCTGCTCGCCCATTGCGTCCACTTCTTTTTGCAGAGCGAGGCGCTCTGCACGCAGCGTGTAGAGCTTGTCCGCTGCCCCTGCTAGTGACGATGGCAGCTTGAACTTCGGTGTTGGCATTGCGATTCTCCTGACTCTTGAATTGTACATGAACGGTTGGGTTGGACGCAAGGGCTACAAGCCCACAAACACCTCCTGTAAAACACGGTCAAATTCCACGTCTGGATCGTCTTCAGTCTCCCGCCTGATCTCCGGCGAGCCGAGTTTCTTAAGCACCGCTGCCACCTGATCGCCCTGGTGGACAGTAAGCGCTTCTCTGCTTACCAGAATGCGACCGTGGGGCAGGTATACCCCACTCATGTGGACGCCCTGAAACGGCTCCTCCACGCTCACACGCAGCGTGTCCACGTAATCGTGGCCTGCGTCTTCGATTACAAGTGCTCTCATCTGTCCCTCCGATCTCTGAAGCCCAGGAACACGGGCAGCCGTGGCGCGTCGATGGTGCCCACCGCTTGATACTTGAGTTTGATGACCTTCCCCCTTAACCTTTTGCGGTTGGCCCACAGGTTCGCGCGATACAGCGCAGTAAGCCCCACGCCGGTGCCCACGTTGAATGGTCTGCCATCACCACTGTCGATGCCAGAGCGCAGAATACACACGGTGAACCCGCCCAGTGTGTCCTTGCCCACCATGCCCTCCTGCGCATGGCTGCGCTTGGACCGGCCCAACTCGTTCGTCTCCTTGGGATTCTCGTTTGACATTTGCTCGTAGGTGTCGAGAATCACCGCCTCGGCATCCACGAACCGCTTGACGGCAACCAGGCCGCCTTCGCGCACCGTTGAGCGACCCTCCTTGTACACACCGCGAGGATCACGTAGAATGACGCCCTCATACCCCTTGGCGACGCACTGGGCTTCGTATTCCTGAACCTCCTCCACAGAGCGCAGCACCACCTGGTCAACGGACACCACATCCAGGTGTGAGTAGCTGCGTACCGTGCGCTGTGCGTGCCGGGTGCGGGCCTCAAAAAACTGGTTGGGGGCCAAGGCAAAGTCGAAGACGCGAAACACTGCTTGCGCGATGTCGGCATCCCGCGACATGACCACGGATGTGGTTTTGTTAAAGACATCCACGGCCGTAGGCGGACCAGAGGTGATCTCTCCGTCCAGCCCATCCAGCTCAGGAAAGCCCCACTTATCTTGCAGGTCCAGGTTGGGGATGAGCTTCAGGCTGCGGCTGTAGAGCTTTCCACTCTGCACAGTGCAGCGAATCCCGTCCAGTTTGGTCGAACCCAGCACCGGGTAGTGAAGCCCGGCGATGGCAGCATCAAGCGCCGCGTTGAGGCCGGCCCCGGTGTCCTTGGGGTGTGCGGCAAGCATGGGGTGAAAAAGGCTTTGAATCACGGTTGCACCTCCGAGACCTTCATAGCTGGCAGGCCCAAGTCCTCAAACCACTCCCGCCCGCATTGGCCGCAGCCCCGCCCGGACTGGTCCGGTACGCCTTCGAGCGGTGTAGACGGATTACCGCACCCAGGACAGACATCGTGGGCGAAGTGCTCCACAACACGAAGCGCACAGCGGCAACCCAGGCCGCAATCCTCATCAGCAAGGGTCAGCTCTTCGCCGAGAATGGTATCGTACACATCAACGGTGAACGGCTTGTGACACACCGCCCGTTCAACCTTTGCACCATCTTCATCGGACACTTCGATGATTCGGCGATCATCGGGTTCAGGCTGATTACCAATCCAAAATTTCAACATTAAACCTCCTTAACTGGTTGAACTCCGTTTGCGACGATGAAGTCGATGATGTGTTTATACTCTACGATCTGCGCAGGTGTGTAATTTTCACGTGCGCAGACTTGCTCATACGTAGCAAGCCACACCCCAAACGTCTTAGTGCAACAGCCGATTTGAAGTGTGCCTGGGCCTGTGTTGATTGCTAGGTGTCGCGAACCCTGCACAGCCAAAGGGCTGTTCTGGAAGCACACGTAGTTGCCGATCTCCGCGCCGTTGCCAATCTTCGCGTAGTTGCCGATCTCCGCGTAGTTGCCGATCACCGCGCCGTAACCGATCTCCGCGCTGTAACCGATCTTCGCGCCGTAACCGATCTTCGCGCCGTTGCCAATCTTCGCGCCGTAACCGATCTCCGCGCCGTTGCCCATCTGCGCGCCGTAACCGATCTCCACGCCGTAACCGATCACCGCGCGGCTGCCGATCTCCGCGCCGTAACCGATCTCCGCGCCGTAACCGATCTCCGCGCCGTAACCGATCTCCGCGCAGCTGCCGATCTTCGCGCCGTCACCGATCACCGCGCGGCTGCCGATCACCGCGCGGCTGCCGATCTTCGCGCCGTAACCGATCTCCGCGCCGTCGCCGATCTTAAACCAGTTACCGTTCGGCAAAATGCGCCAACCAGCACCATTTACCGGGATCGCATAAAGCTCTTCTGTGTACGTCATTTGAAACCTCTTGCCGCGGTCTACGCGCCACGGCTCGCGGTTGAACCCTGTTAGAAGTTGATCTCCATGAGCTTGCCGGCCGCACGATCCACGGCAACGCGCGCATCGGCATACTGCAAGGTCTGCGAGTGCCTTGTCAGACCGTTGACCATTCCCCACACCGTGTTTGCCCCGCCATCGCCGATGGCAACAGCGTCGTAGCCTGCGTCCAGCGTCTTGCGGCTGAGCTGCAAAGAGCGAATGCCAAACAGCTTGTCTAGCACCTGCTCCTTGGTACCACCGAGCACCTCACGCTTCGCACTGGCAATCCTGCTCTCATCCTCCAGAGCGCTCTGGTTTGCGTAACGCCGCAGCTCGCCCTCATACCGGCTCCACCGCTGCCGCGCATCGCCCACGTGGCGCACCGAGATTTCCATGACATCGGATGCGCCCCAAATAATGTGGTTGCTGCACAGGGCGCGGTACAAGAACCGCGTCAGCTTCAACGCACTCGCGCCAACCTCGGAGTTCTCCACAATGACCCCGCGCATCAAGCCATCGGGGTTACCTGGCTCGCGGATGATCGCCGAGTCATTCGTCACAAAGGCGAACATATCGTGATCGCTGGCGTAAAGCGCCGGGAAGTCATGCGCTGTCTTATTGATGGTGGGCATGGCCGGCTTCCAGCCTTTGCCCTCCAAATCGAGCAACCGCTCAGCAACCTCGAAGTTCCAGATCCGCTCGTACTTGTCGCTGGTCAGAGCGCGCAGCAACAGGCCGCCGTTCTGATGAAAGAGCAGGTTCGCTGTGTCGTGCTTGTCGGCGTACTTCGCCAACCCATGATTGAGGTTCTGGCAGGCAAGCGTTGCAGGCAGCTCGCGCAGATAGTTGGCCGGAGCGCCAACACGCGCCGCCACCTGCCCGAAGGCCCAGTGCGTGAACTTCGCCGGGTTATTCTTCTTGCCCACAAGCTGCACATCGCCCTCGATGGCCTCCACGCGAAGCTCGCTCACCGGCACCAGCTTCTCCCCGGCCGTGGCGCGATACGCGCGGGTTGCGGTGTACAACTCCTGTACGCTTGCGAACCGCTCATCAGCGGGGCGCGTTGACCATTGATTGTGCGCTTTGAAAAGTTCCATGTGATTCATCCTTGGCTCGACTGTGGCTTTCGCCCACCGTGAGCTAGTGGTTGCGTTACGTTTTAATTACGAAGAGCATCGCGACCAGCGCGACGATCTCCGGTGCTGCTGGAACGAGGAGCCAGAGAGTCACTGCGACACCGACTCCCAGCAGTTCTCTTCCAGAGTTGTGATCCTGTTGCGAGCCTTGGCCGACGCAGCCTTACACCGCGCAAGCCCTTGCCGAAAACCCAGCGACAAAGCAGGGAAATCCTGTTGGCAAGCAGCCGCGTCAGGGTGCCACCTGTACTGCGCCGGCTTGCGTCCAGAGTTCAAACGCCGGCCCTTCTTGAGAGCCCCAAGCTGTTTCAACATCTGTCGCCACTCGGCAAGCATCTGCCGACGCTCGTGGCGCGCAAAGACGATCTCCTGCTTCGCCTCTTCGATCTGCTGCGCCGCTTTCTGCTCGGCAGACTCCCTGGCCCTCTTCTCACAGACCGTGCCGACCGCCAGCCCTTCTTGTTTGCAGTAGTCGAAACCGTAGAAGCCCCAGCAGGATTCCACATTTTCGCCGTCGCCGTCTTCCACCACATAACCGTACACGTCGCCGGTGAGGTACTGGTCGTACTCCTCCACCTCGCCGGTAAGATACTTCTCCGCACACTTGCGCACCGCGTCAGGGTCGCCCAGCACCTTGTAATGCTCGTGCGTCTTCTCACCGCTCCACTCCTCGCGAGCTTTCTTCATGGTGCAGTAAATGAAACCCACCTGCCCCGAGTCCCACGGGTCACCGAAGCTGCCGGTGCTCATGGTAATACCAGAGTGGTCGAGCAGGTAGCACGGCAGAATTACGTAGTGCTTGTCGAGAATCTTCTGCAAAATGTCACCCACCGCGTCGTCATACTGCGCAGTGTCCCCCATCCTCTCAAACAGGGCGTTCTCGATGTAGTCCTCAAGCTCCGGGTGAATCTCGAAGACCAGTTGACGCCGGTACTCTTCCGGCGAGCACTTCGGCTGCTCATCGCCCAGGTTGTACCGTCCGTGCCAGCACACCATCTTCCCCACGTGGTCGAAATCCTCGCGCGGGTCTTGCACATCTGTATCCTGCTCGATGCGCACCGTGAACGTTCCAACTTCGATAGTCTCAACACTGTCACAAGCCATTTTGTTCTCTCCTTTGCATTCTGCACTACGGTTATGCTGCGAAGGCGATCTTCATCTCAGCCTTGCGTCGTTGCCGGTCGAGTATTGCGGCAGCAACCGCATCCCCAACAACAATAAGATTGTGACGTATTACGCGGTTTGCCTGTGATCCCGTCTTGACCATCAGGGACCGCCTGCGCTTGCACCACCAGTACGATTCTGTAGCTTGCCAACCTGGCAACAGAGGGCCAACGTAGGCAATGAGGTTGTGTTGGCTATGGTCTGGCTCATCAACGTCGAGGGCCGATGTGTCTACCGTCATGGTCATGTGGATGACCCGCTGTTGCAGCAAGAGCGTGACTGTTAGCATTGCGCCCTGTACGTCGTATGTCCGTGTATCTGTCATGGCGATACAATCCTTGTGCAACTACTCCGTTGCCGGTTATGCTTCGTTGACTCTAGCCATGGTTGTGTCATCGAGCCGGCCATACTCGATGTAGTAAACGCAGTCCGTGCAAATGGTGAACCGCACCACCTTGCCAGACGCATTGCGCGCGTAGAGATATTCTCGATCTCCGCCCAAGTGCGATCCGCAGCACTCGCACGGATGCCAAGAGAACCACGGATCTTGGTTGCCGTCACTTTGACCCGCGTCGTTCACCCCCTCCGTAGTGGTGCTTAGGAAGGACAGTCCTTCGCGAGCGATGAACGCTGCGACGGCTGCTTCGTAATCCGCGTAGTCTTGCTTGCTCATTCGGCCCACACCTTTCCGTCCGTGCCAACACACAAGTCTACCGCACCGAACTTATTGCTTGCCGCGGTGAGTGCGCCGCCAGTCTCAGGCCAATCACCGTCCCAAAACCCCGCGCCGTGCCCGTTGCGCGTCAGCCAAAAGTCGTGACCGGCTTGCGCTTCGATGGGATACGCGCTGCGGCGAGTGCAGCCACGAAGCAACGGTGCATTCTCAGCTTGGAACTTGCGGCAGTCTTCCACCATCTGCACAAGTGTTTCCTCGGCGATGTCCTCTGCACCGTAGTTATTTTCAAGAGGCTCGCCGCCTTGAGGCGTCGATTCATCGTTGGACGACCAGAGCGCAGCTTCGATGTACGCTCTGGTAAAAGTGTCAAGTGTCGGTTTGTCCATCAGTCTTCCCCCGCTCTAGCGCGAACGTGAGCCTTGATATGCTCCGGCAGGTCGTTCCACCGGATGCGCCTGTGGTGATTGTTGTAGCGGTACGCGGCGGCTTCGTAGGCTTCCATCTCGCCCCACATACTGAAGCCTTGCGGGTGCGTCGGTGCGCCGCTCATGCCGAGATACTGCACATAAGTGTTGGCAAAGGTTTTCTCTTTGCCAGAATACTCAAGGAACCGCCCGGTGAACATGACCGTGTAGCGGTCGCAAGCGCGCGGGTAGTCGAACACATCCAGCACGTAGTCGGGCGCGTCTTGCAGCCAGCGTTTTAGGCCGGCGCGACGAGGGGTGTAGGGTTTCACCATGTCTTCACCTCCGCTTCGATCTCTGCCGGGAGAGGTTCGACCAGCCAAGCAGAGCCGTACTTGTAGCCGCAGGTAGGGCAAGCCTTCGAGAGAATCCCGTCAGGGTGTTCGTCTTCGCGCAACCATCCGAGCATCTTCTCTTCGGTCGGCCTGCTGTAAGTCGTAGCCTTCTCCGGCTCGTAGAACGGAGACAACGGTCCCGGCAGCGTCACCGGACGGCCCTTGAGGCTGTGAGACAAGGAGAGAAGTGTGATCTGGTTAGCGGTCAACGTCACAGTCTCGCCGGCCACGAGCGCCTTGATTGCGTTCTTTTCGGTGTCGCGCTTCAACGCCGCCGTGGTGCTTGTCAGGGTCCAGTTGTAGATCGTCACTTTCCGCGCCGCGACCTCCAACCATCCCGCCGCCCGCTGGTGCTCACAAGCCGCACACATTCCGTTCAGGTGCCAGCGGTCCCACACTTCCACAATTCGCTGCACCTTCGGATTGTTGGGGAACAGCTTGGCGATGGTGTCGCCGTTCTGGCCGCCGCTATGGGTGTCGGTGTGTTGGTGATTCCAGATGTTGCCGCAGATGGAAAGCTCGTGCTGACCATCCTTGTTTTCCATCACACGAATTTCAACCTCCACATCCACGGCGCAATCACACCGTCCTCTGTTGTTGAAATCCACCTTCCCAAGATGGATTGTCTTCTTGTACTCCACTGTTTTCGCGCTCATTTGATTCTCAATTCTCCGCGTGTGACGCGGACTGTTAGAGTGTTTCGAGGGGCTTCAAAATTGTTCTTGCGGCCAACTCCCCACGCTGCTCCCTGGTGTATATCAACGGATAGGCGTCGAAGTTCTCCCACCCATGATACTCAGCAAGCGTCAAGTAGGCATAAGCACGCAGCACCGGGTTCTTCGATAACAACCAGCGCAGCATGGAGAACGCCGTCGTACCCATGTTCGCTGCCACATCGGGTAGACTCTTCACGAACCACTCGTTGTACCAGTGCCAAGTTACGCCGCGCTCGGATTGTGGCAACTCAAGCGGACGCACCATTTGCTGCTTTCCTAGCTCGGTCAGTGTCTTGAACCTCGGAGGATCAAGCGCTACACGATACACTAGCCACGGACCAGCATCACCGGAACCATCATCCTGCGACTGGATGTACTCCATCTCCGGTGGGTAGACTTCGGTCTCGTCCGCGTACACAAACCCACCACCACAGTCCAGCGGGTTCACGTCGCCCACGGAACCAACTTTCTTCCAGATCGGTTGCTTCGTGTCGCTCACAGCAACCCCCTTATGTAGTTGCAAGCGTCCTGCCCATACTTGCGAACGATGGCCTGCGCCGTGGACTCGTTCTTGCGTGGCTTGATGAACGTGTCGAACTTGACTACGTCCAGCTTGAGAATCCCTTCCCAGTAGTCCTTCAACTCCACGCCGAAGATGCTCTTGAATCGTTCGGCGTCCGCAGCGGGTGGAGGCGCGCCCAAGAGGGCTTTCTCACTCCGTGCGCGAAGCATCTCCAATGCCTCAACTCGACGAGCTTCTACCGATCTTGCGTGCTGCATTTCGTGGGTCATCGCTTCCCTGCTTTCTTGGCGCGTTTGGGCTTGCGTGGATAAGGGCGCGAGTCTAACGGGTGCTTTGCCTCCGGGGCCCATGTGCCCACCGCCGGACCCTCATCATACTTGGCAAGCATGTTATCCACCAACCGCTTGGCAATGGCTCGCCGTGTTTTGTCGGCCTCGTACAAATTAAGCCGATGGAAAGCGTAAACCACAGCCACGTTTGCCAAGAGCACAACTACAAACGCCCACTGCCAAAATGGAACGCGGCTCAGCCGCCACAACACTTCGGTGAAAAAATCGTAGTTCATAGTGCTCCTCTCACAATGCAAGGCCGATTGCAAACACCGTGACCGCTGCCAAGTACCAGAGCAGGCGATACACTCGACGGTCCAGGCTATACTTCGCCCAGGCCAAAACAAATGCAAGCACGACCACCAAACACCATCCGAGTTTCATTGGCTCACCGCCTCCCGTAACTCCACAAGTGATTATCGTTGACCGCATACACAGGATACGGAGCCCTGCCACCCTCGAACCACGTGGGGTCGAGGCAGTAAGTCTTCGTGCCATCCGCCATGGGAGTGTCCAGATTGCCGGCCCCAGGAACGCAGGGAGAGCAGAACTGCGCGAAAGTGTAGTAGTTGGACTTCAACACGAAGATGTCGGAGTCCAGGCACTGCGTCAGCTTGTAGCCGTCACTGTCGTAGGTAAACCCCTTCGGTTCGGCGCCGAACACGTCGCTGGAATCGAGTGTGTGCTTGCAGGTGTGGCAGATGTAATCCGCACAACCATGCTTCGTGTACTGCGGATAGTCTTCGTCGGAGTCGCTCTCCATTGTCAGCTCAACAACCTTGTTGCAGCACTGTGGGCACGCCGGCTCCCCATAGTCCGGCTCCAAGTCATTCAGCGCGTCGCCGCTGACACTGTGTAGTGCGATCACGCCGAAGCGAATCCCGGTTTCCAGGTCGATGTTTGTAACACATCTTCCGTAATCAATACCAGCGTTTCCCATGCCAATACCTCCGTCTTGCCGCGCCCAACTCCTTGGCGCGGCTGGTTCGTGTTGAGTCAGGATGCTTCGCGTGGTCAAGTGCGCGACGGACAGCGGAAAGAATAACCTCTCTCAGCCGTCGCTCATGCCTTGCCAACAGGACACGCGCTTTTTTCACGGCGCTTCCACAGACCTCTGCTATTGCGCATACGCCACCGCCTACGTCAAGTCTGACCATGCCATCGGCACGGCCTGTACGAATGAGACGCCGCCGCGAACGCCGGCACGAAGCTCGATCAAGGTGCGGCCAATCTTGATCAGTGCTTTGAAGGTCCGGCCGCACCGCACGTTGATGACCTGGATGCGGTACCACTTCCACGCCTTGTCGCGGAAGAAGTTTGCGTAAGCCTTGTACCGAGTCTTCATCGCCAGGCTCAGGGTGCGCTTCAAGCCGGGCGTGTGCTTGAGCAGGAAAGGGTCAACCGTCTCAGGAGTCCACGTCGCTTGCTCGCGCAGCGTTGCCAGCAGACCACCGGCCTTGGAAACCACGCGGTCTGCGTCAATGACCGGGGTTATCTTCTCAAGTGTGGGCTTGGCCGGGGCGGGGAGCGTGATTGAAGGGATCAGCTCGAAGGCCATGCGGCGACGGGCGTGGGCCTCGTTGCGCGCGGCTCTCAGTGTATCGTCGTCCACGAACTTGCGTGTGCAGCGCGAACCGCGGCGGACGTTGATGCCCCGCTCTTTCAGCAAGTCTTGCAGAGGTACCAAGTGCGCGCTGGTCTGGTCTGTTTGCAGCGCGTTCCACAACAAAACCAGCCGATAGTTGGAGTGATTCTGCATCTGGGCTTTCAGCTGCTCGTAAGTAGTTTGCCTATTCTTCATGGTACGATTCCTCGTTTTCTGCCTTGCGGCGGGTTGCAGTTTCGACTCTAAGCTGTGAGTCTTCATCAGCGATGGAGCATTACCATCGGACTGCCATGGGGTTTTGTGTCTACTCTACAACCGCTCGCTCAAGTTGTCGGCTCTGAATTAAACTTCGCTGGTCGTATAGCCCACCCTGTCCTCAGTTTCATTTTCTGTCTCACGACAGTGCCGACAGTATCGAACTCCAGCGCCGCATTTAATTTGTATTGTCCTAAAGAGTAGGGGTTTACTTTGTGCCCCATGCCTTGCAGTATTTCAATCAACTTTAGGTGCTTGCCTGGGCAAGTCTGAGCTATTGCTCAACTATGAATAGTGTACCATAACCAAACGGTTATGAACAACTAAATTTGAACTATTTTCACCTTTAGAATCAACAACTTACAGGCATTTTGCCTAAAAAATCAGCCAAATACGAGATTTTCCCGCTCAGGCACGGCCTCTACCGGCACATGACCGGCAGGGCGACTCTTCGCGGTGCGTGAAGTTGCGCATCTGATAGACCACGCCGGACCCCTCACACTCAGGGCAGGCAGCGGTCAGCAGCGCCAGGGTGGCGTCGTAGGCGCGACGGCGGTCAGGGTCTTTCAGGACGGCGTAGGCTTCCGTAACATCGGCGAAGAGGGCTGCGTTCGACGCAGAGCCGGTGTCCGGGTGGTGCTTCAGCGCCAGGGCCAGGTACGCCGCCCGGAGGTCTGAGACCAAAGCTCCGGGCGGGACACCAAGCACGTCGTAATGCGTCTTCTCGATCACGGTTTTCATCACTGTCCTTTGCAGATGTTGTCGATCTGGCGAGCTTCCGGCGCGATGTCCTCGTACAACACAGGCTGTACGATCTTCAATCCAACTCATCCTTGCCCTTCACCACGCGGCCAGAAATCAGCGCGGCCCCCGGCGACCCGCTCTTGTCTGTCGGTTTGAAGTATGCCTTGCGGTCGTTGGGGTATGTAAACTCCAGCATGGCGTAGTTCGCAGCGTCAATGAGGTTCTCCGTGTTGTGCGTCTCCCGGTAATGTGTAAGCCGCATCCTGAGAGACTTCATCCAGTTGTAGCCGCCCTTCTTAGCCGGCCCGTAGTTGTGATAGCCCACAGCAACACGATTCAGCATCCCTTGCAGGAAGTCCTTGCTGAACTGAGTTTGCGGAATCGACGACGGCCAATTGAGTTCAATCTTCACTTCGCACTAACCTCCTCACGAACAGCGTACCAGCGGATCTGACCACGATTGACAGACACGACGGTGTGCACCACTGGCGAGTTGGCAAGCCCGTTGGCAAGCTCGCGCAACTTTAACTGCACCTCATTGGCGCTCCTTTCGACTTCAACTACGCTGCCGAACGTCTGCGCGCTCCCGTCGGTGAAGACAATCTTGGCGCTCTTCACGCTGGGCTTCTTTTCCTCCGGTGCCTTGAAGTTTGCAGGCAGCGGGGCTTCTCCAATGTTGCTTGGCACTGTGATTCTCCTTAGTTGACGGTGTACTTCTTCACAAGCGCCCTGGCAGCGGCGATCCAGTTTCCGTCCTCTTCCACGGTAAGTGGCCGGCGAGGCATCCTCATGGCGACCCACTTATCGTGCAGCAGCCTGGTGGTGACGTGATTCGCCAGAGCAACGGGCATGGTAACGCGGTAGGCGCACATTTCCTTGGTCTCCGCGTTGATCATGTGATCTTCGTGCGCAATCTCATGCCGCATCTGTATCCCAAGATGACAGATGCGGCACGTTCCCTGCCCTGGCCTCTTCTGCTGATCCGGCTGTTCCTGATACGACGAGCGCAGATCCGTGCCGCACACCGGGCAAAAGAACGTAGGAATGGTGTAGTCGTGAATGCTGCGAATGAAAGCCTCAAGCCTGTTTCGCAGACCATCACACCGCGTGTGTTGCAGCGCCTCCATGAGGTTCATTGCTTCCTCACCTCCCGCTCTTCCCGCAGCTTCCGCTGAACTGCCGCCACCTGCTGCTCGACAACCGCCATGTACGCAGGGCGTTCTGCTGCGGGCACAGCTTGAGGAGCGGGCGGCGGTGTTTGCATAGGGTGGTCGTCAGGAAGGATGCTCACGCACCCTCCTTGGACTCCGGTTTGCGCAGCGCGAGCATCAACTTTGACATCCTCATGGAGAGTTTGCGAACGTCTGTTACGTTGCGAGTGTTGCGCAGCGGTGTACACAGATCCCCGCTGCTGCGGTCAACCGTCTGCTCGTCGAGGCACTGCCGTGCTTGCGTAGCAAAAACATCGGCGAGTTTCATTGCATCTGCCAAATCAGATCGTTTCATTGAATCACCCTTTCACAAACTTCGGTTTTGGCTGCCCCTTGCGAGACCGCTCCTGGTTGTACATCTCGCCGGCCTGCTTCGCAGACAAGCTGGCGAACTTATCCGGGGTGCGGACTGCCCACACCCGCTGCTTCCTGCCCTTGGTGGTCTCCACCGTCGCACCATCAGCGACCAGCCTGAACCCAGCATCCTTCAACGCCGCGCTCATTGCTTTCCCGCTCAACGGGTACTTGTGGCGGCTCACTTCATTCTCCGGCTGATAGAACGCCAGCAGATCATCTGTTGTATACAGCGCGTAAGGCACCACCACGTCGCCCGCCCGCAGCTTGTTGTCCGGCAGCTCTCGCAGCTCGGTACACCAGGCCAGATGCTCGCTCTTGCCCGCGTCCACCATCTCACTCCGCGCCTTGGTCCTTGGCGCTTCGGCCATGGGGTTGAAGCCCTTCAGGTCGATGCTCAGCAGGTAGTCGAAGAGCGCGTCGGTCGCCGCCTGGGTTTTGAACCACTTGTCGTACCGGGCAAAGAACCCATCGGGCGCCTTCTCTGACACCTCATGGATGAAGTAGCGACGGTCCTCCGTGGTAATGAAGAACGCATCCTGATGCTGTGAGGTGAACATGTAGTTGCAGTGGTTCTCAACGGAATACTCCGGCTTGAACTTCTCATTCACCGTGACCACGGGGGCGGTGATGATGCTCTTCAACTGGTCGGCAACCTCACGGCTGTCGCCCCCGGTGATCTCGTCACCCAGCACAAACTGCTTGTTGGCTTGCCAGGCGTTGAATGACCCAACCAGGTTGGCTTTGCTCACCTCAATATAGTTCCGGCCGTAGATCCGCCCCAGCGTGTAGCCCAGCAAACTCTTCCCCACGCCCTGCAACACAGACCAGAAAACTACCGCGGTATTCAACTTCACGCCTGGATGCTGCACCGGGTAGGCGCACCACTGCAAAAACCACTTCCGGTGCCCTGCGTCGGCGCCAGAGAAAGCATAATCGAGCAGCTCAACGAACAGGCTCACGTCACCCTTGACCGGCTTCGCACCCCAACCTTCCCACAAATTATATTGCAGGTTGTTTACGAACAGCTCAGAGCCGGGCGAATAGGCGATGGAATCAAACGCGCGACGCGCCGGCCACTTCATCCAGCTCTCCGCCGTCTGGTGGAGCGTCAATTTCCCGTTTGTCTCTGTGGCGAGGTGCTGCCTGTCTGCGTAGACCTCATTCTTGAACGATGCCACCAGCATCATCCGATTCTGCGGCTGGTCCACCGGACGATGCGGCTTTGGCAACTCCACCACCATTGATGGGTGGCGGATGTATACCACCTCCGTGTTTAGTTGGTGGAGCGCCTTGCTGGCTGAATACTCATCGGAATCGCTCGCCAACTCGTCCAGCTCCTTGGGGCCGTACTTCAGCAGGTAATCGTCAAGGCCAATCTTTTCCTTACCCACTTGGGGCAACCGAACGATGAAGACCACGGCCCCTCGGTCAGTCAACGCCGCCGCCAGCCGCATCTCGGCCAGCAAGACCTGCGGATTGGTGATGGCGTCAGAGTCAAACACGATGGACACCGACCGGCCATCCCACGCAAACTGCTCCAGCGCAGGCACCAGCACCTGATGCTTCGCCTTGGACCCGAAGTTGAAGACGCCACCCAGCCCGAGCGTGGGCAGATACAGCTTGCAGCCACACGCTCCTTTTTTCTCTCCTTCGGTTATCAGTATTGGTTTAGTGGGGTCGCCGATGATTGCCGGCCAGTCGAGCAGAGGCGGCAGGTAAATTTCCGGCGCCGTGTCCTTTGGCTGATCATACTTCCGCAGCTTCTCGCCCTTCGTAAAACCCGTGGCGACGGCGGTGTCACGAAAGCGGTAACGAAACATCTTGAGAGGCGCGCCGTCTGCGTCGCAGTAAGGAATGACGTACCCAACGCCAGGACGGGAGAGGTTGAGCTTTACAGAGTCGGCCTCGGTACAGGGTTTGAAGCCGAGTGTTTTTGCGTCAGCCGCGTCAAGGCCGGATTTGGCAAGGTCTGCCAGCATCCAGTCGCGAGGGGATAGAACTTCGGGTGTAGGTGTTGCAGCTTTCTTCTTCACACTTCATCCCCTGACGAGGTTGCTGTTTGCTATTCTATGCCGCGCCATCGCCGCGTACTTTGGGTTCAGATCAATTCCGATGAAGTCACAACCCCACTTCTTCGCTACTACACCCACCGTACCTGAACCACAGAACGGATCAAGCACCGTGCTGCCCTCTCCCGTCCCGGCAAGCAAGCAAGGCTCGACCAGCTTCACGGGGAAGGTGGCGAAGTGCGCTTCTTTGAAAGGTTGTGTGGCGATGGTCCACACATCACGCTTGTTGCGAGTCTCTTTCGCAGGAATCCCCAAAGACGACCGCTCGGTGCCCCCACTTATTAAGCCTTCTGTGCGCACGATAGCCTGTTCTGCCAATTTGCGCGAGGCGGGGCCACCTACGGCCTTCATCGGGCCGTTGGACTTGCCCGGAACCCGGTCAGACCCTCGCTGGTTCTCTACATCCTGATCCCAGCGCGCCACCGACGAGGCCGCCGCCGGCTCTTTGATCGCCTCCGCGTCGTAGAAGTATCGCGCGCTCTTGGTCAACAGGAACAGGTACTCGTGGCTCTTGGTGCAGCGGTCGGTCACGCTCTCCGGCATCGGATTCGGCTTGGCCCAGATAATGTCCTGCCGCAGATACCAGCCATCGGCGCGCAGTGCGAAGGCTAAGAGCCAGGGGATGCCTACGAGGTCTTTGTTCTTCAATCCATGATCTCTAAGTCCTGCGCCGGGTTCGATGTACTTCCGCGCTTGCTGGCGCTCTGTCTCAAGTCCAGTACCGCGCTGGTTTGCCATGTAGCCGTTGTACGAATCCCCGATATTCAGCCACAACGTTCCATCGTCGCGCAGCACGCGCCGCACTTCCGCGAACACGGCTACCATCTTGGCTACGTACGCATCTGGCGTTTTCTCCAAACCGTACTGACCCTTCACTTGATAATTTCTTAATCCCCAGTAGGGGGGTGATGTTATGCAGCATTGAATCGAACGGTCAGGCAACTCCCCAAGCCGCTTTAGAACATCTCCGGTCAACACACGGCTTGTCATCACTTGCTCCTGTAAACCCGAATACTGGATTTGCTGACGCGCAGAACCGAGAACTTCCGCCCCATTTGCCGCCCGCGCAGACAGGCGTAAGAAACCATGGAGCGCAGCGTGGGAGTCCCGTCCCGCACCGGCACGTTGAACCCTTCGCCGCGCTTCATTGTTGCGAAGGGGTACTTTGGCTTGGGCCCGCGGCGAGGCTTCACGAAAGGCTGCTTAGTTGGTTTGAGCACGGCCCCTCCCGTCAACAACACCCCACGAAACAGGTTTCGCAGATGGGTCTTCTACGTGACTACAACGCCAACAAATAGACATGAACTCCCATTGGCGCTTTTCACGCACAGACTTGCAGCGCGTCAAGGGCGTGCCACCACACGAAACCTTGAACCACAAAGACCACCACTTACGAACTCTATTCTGACAACCCATCAACAACCTCCACAACGATCTTCGTCGCAGCAACAACAGGGAACACCCTCTTCGCCAACAGTGCGTCATAGAACTCGTTCAGCTCGCGATGCCCGCAGTCCTGCCCGCAGAGCAGCACCACTCCAGAGGCGCCCAGCAGCCGACGACGCACGGCGGCAGCCCAAGGAATAAACTCTAAGACAACCCCACGCCGTCGCGCTACGGTCCAGTGGTTCGTCGTCTGCTTGCGCTTACCGCACTTACAAAACCACGGGTGTGCTTCGATCTGCTCAATCTCCTGCTGCTTCATTGCTACTCCTTGGTCGCCGCTGCGAAGTCTTCCGTGAGATGCAGATGACTTGATCCTTCGATGAGCCTTCGTGTACGCAGTGCTGACAGCGAGTTTGAAAATCCGCTGCTGGTAATGCTGTAGCCGCTGCGCTCAGCCACCTCGCCGCGACTCAACGCCGCACCCTGCACAGCCAACACAGAGAGAATCGTACGTTCAGCTTTGCCCAGTTTGCCGTACCAATACTCAAGCAGCGCACGACCACTCCGCTGATACCGTGTTTATGTTCACTTGCTCTCCCCCACGTTCTCTGCGTAACAGGAGCCGGGAGCAGCTTGCGTTATCGCCTGACGCAGCGTTCTACAAACAAATCCTGGGCGTAATCCCAAACCTAAGATGTGGTATGGGTTCGATTTCCCGTCGTGCAGTAAAATCGCTCCCTCTTTGTTAATCACCGCTTCCAACCAATCAATCATCTCAGTATCGCTCACATTCCCTCCTCTGGCGCATCGTTGCCGCCCGCCTGCGCCTTCTCCGTGGGATCCGGTGTGCTGGTTTCCTCGCCATCTCCCTCGTCGTATGGAAGAGGGCCATCGTAGATTGAATGGCAGGTGTGGCAAGGATAATTCCATCCCTCACATAAAGTGCATCTCATTTCATTCCCCCTTGCCCTCTTTTTCAGGCGTCAAACCCCACACTCGCCGGTAGCTGTGAGTGTGAAGCTCCAGCTTCTCAGCCGGCGCCACCACACCAGCCTTCTCTAGCGCGTCCAGCATGTGCGCCGCCTCGGTGTAGGAGATCGCCATACGTTCCATGAACAGTGTGGTGTAGGCGATACCCCTCTCGGTGACCAGCTTGATGGCGTTCTCAAGTGTGGCGTCGAGAGTTGGAAGCTCTTCGCGGAAGAAGGTCTCGGCGGTGGGGCGCGCGGCCTGCTTCAACTCCGGCGAGTCGTCGATGTCACACACAGGGAACCTTGTGGTCTCAATGCGCCTATGCTTCGGGTTCTCCGGCACCACGGTATTCGACGCGTGGACCACCTTGGTCTGTATGAGCACTCTGTGCACCGGCTTGTGTTTCACGGGCACGGCCTGCTTTTTCAACGCTGCAATCTTCGCTTTGATGTTCAACGAACCCTCCCATATCTGCGCCATATACACCACTCACCGCCGACCACGATGTCCTGGCACCCATAAGGCACGAGCTTCCGCCACTGACGGCGGAGCCAAAGCACCAGTCGGCCGCGCTCCGCCGTAATGCCCAGCCCAACGAGCCGAGTCAGACCCGCGTATTCCGGCAACTCCTGCCGCACCTGAGTCAGCTCCTTGAAGCGGTAGCCCTTCTTGATGAGGGGCAGGGTCCACCTGACCAACCGCTCATTGTCCTCGCGGCGCCGCGCTTCGACCTCCGTTGTGTGGGTGTGGACCCCAGGCTCGTTGTTGGGGCGCGGCTTGAACGTGAGCAGCTTCGGTGTTTCATTGTCCATTGTGGGTCTCCTTGCGCGCGGCGAGCAATAATTCACTCACAAGTTCATCGCTGGGTTGTAGCTTGCTCCCGCTGATATAGACATGCTTTATAAGCACATCTTTAACGCGCTCTTCCGCTGTCTTCGGCTTCGACTTGGGATGGAGGCAGCCAAATAACAAGCTGAGATTATAATCCTGTCGCGCTCTGTCGTCAGTGTAAAACTCTTTTCGATACGCCGCCTCAATCTGCTCCAACGTATACGACGCGGGGCGCTTGGCGAGTACGGCTGCAATGTCTACTCTTACCATGTTCAGGTTGTATTCGACCAGTGGTGTGTTACCGTAACGCTGCCAGATGTTTATTATTTCGATTAGCTCCTCGTTGCTCAGCGTCCCATTCGCGTGCTGCTCAGTTGTCATGTGGTGCCTCCTGTTTGTGTTCCATGAACCATCAGCGGCGTACCCAACTTTCTCTGGTCCGATGTGGTGCTCCACCTGTACGATGGTTGACGCTCGCATCGCGTCCAAGTACCTGTCCACATCGGCAAACGGAACGTGAATCGTTGTCACCGCTTCAGGCACTTCAGGGTTGCCAATGGCGGCCATCGGCACACCGCCCCCAACGTGGTACACCTGTCGAAGCTGGACCACGTAACAAGTTCCGTGAACGCCGGTGAAGGATTTAACCGCAACTACAACGTGGTCGACCACTTCACGCCTCCATCCGTAAGCCGCAGCCCGGCCGGCTCCGGCAACGCGCTGCCCGCGATGCCTTGCAGGTCGCCAAGCATCCCCGATGTCGAGGTCAGCACACGCTCGATCTGCACGGCGCGCTTGGCCCACTGCCTCTGCGCGGCCTTCTGCTCAGCGGTGAGGTCTTCCTGCATGGCGGTGAACGCCTCCACCAACGCCTCGACCCGATGCCGGAACTGTGAGCCGGTAACATACTTGTACACCTCTTCGGCGGTGGTTGCCATACCAGCCTGCACCTGCTTGGTGTTGTGCACCGCAAGCAGAATGGAGCGCAGCGCCACAGCGACAGGCAGCGCCGTCTTGGGGGAGCACACCCACACGTTGTCGGAGAAGTCGAAGGTCTCAACGCTCTCAGGCAGCGCAGCGGAGACGATGACAAGAATGTCGGCCTGGGCCTTGCGCCCGTCCTCACGGAGCTTGGCGAGCCAGCCGTCTGACCAGTGCTTGGTACGCTTGGACTCCCACAGGATCAACCCGGTGTGGTGACCCGATGAGGCGCAGACGTTCTGTGTGATGTCAGCGCCGTTCACGCCCTTGGCCACTTCGCCGATCACATCGAAGGGGAACTTCGCGCGAAGCTGCTGCTCCAGGTCGAGTTCTTGCACCTCACCCTGAAGTTGCTGACTGCCCTGCTCGGCTTTCTGCTTCAGCTCGTCGATCTTGGTCTGCATGGATTGGAGCAGTGTGTCCTTCTCCAGCAGCTTGAGCCGGTTCGCCTCATCAGCATCGCGGCGCGCCGCCTGCCGGGCTGTGTCGATGCCGAGAGAGACCTGCTTCTCAATGGTAAGGTTCAGCTCACGCTCACGGTCACCCAACTCACGCTCGTGTTTGACCGCGGCGGCCTGGGCCTGTTGGGCGGTGGCGAGCTTCACCTCAAGCTGGCGGTGTGAGTCTACCGCCGCATCGGCCAATCGACGGGCCTCTTGAAGTTCGTCGGCTGCGCGCTTGGCCGCATCCTCTGTCTTCTTCAACTTGTCCGCCACACGCGCGGCGGCAGCCTCGTACTGCGCAGTCTGAGCATCAGCCACAGCGGCTTCCACGGCCAGCTTCAACCGCTTCTCATTCTGTTGTTCAACTTGTTTCAACATAGGTGCCGCGAGCGCGGCATCAAGGGCGAAGGCTGCCCCGCACTTGGGGCAGTTAATAGTTTGATCCGGCATGTTGTCTCCTGACAGGTGACGCTGATTTCAGATACTACTCTATAGCAATTACTGTGTCAAGCGGGCGGCTTGGAGCGCTTCCTGGGCGCGGGCTTGGACTCCTCAACCTCTTCAACGATTCTCTGCTGCAACAGAGCGTGAAGCTCCGCCGCTGCCTCTAGTTGCTCAGGGGTGTCGGGCTTGGCATCCGGCTTGGCATCCGGCATGGGCGTGCGATGAAAGTGGTGCTTGGCCCAGTGCTCCTCGTTCATTCTGAGTGTCGCCTCTACGGCCAACCGCTTGCGCGCCATGATACGCTCCACAGGAGTGACAGCAGCGAACTCGGCACGACGGCCGGCGCGCTCCTCTTTAAATGCTTGTGCCTCTACTACTCGCAACACAGACGCAGGGGTGGTGTTGAACTGTTCCGCAATCGCCTCGTCGCTGATACCCTTCTTGTGGGCATCTACTATAAGAGGGTGCAGGTGCGTTTTTACGTTGCTCAGCACGCGCGGCTTTGAGTTGTCGATGATGCGCTGCACAGAATCCGCGCGCAGCCGCAGGCGCTCGCCGATCTCCCCGGCTACGACACCCTTGGCGTGGAGTGCGACGATCTCCGCCTTATCGGCGTGAAGCACGTTGCTGCGTGCGGCGCTGGTCGCGCCAACCTTCCACCCGTAGCGATGACAACGAGGGCACTGCACAGGGTTCGGCTTGCGAGGCGCCCAGTAAGCAGCGCAAAATTGGCACGGACCCACCTCTCCAGGCTGAGTTTTATGCGCCTCGAGTTTCGGCTTTACACTCATGTTGAGGCCTCCTTTTGGGCTGAAATGCCCAGAAACCAATTTAACAGAAAAAGTTGCAAAAGTCAATATAGGAGGAGCGACGACTCCAAGCTAATAGTATAAATTTTCAAACAAAATTCAAAAAACACAACTTTTCACCGAAAACGGCGTTTCGAGCTTGGGCAGCAACACACCCCGCACCACAAATACCCCAAGCAGGGATGCCGTTTCACGACTCCACCATCGCGCCCAAACCCCAGGTACAATACAGTACAAAATAAAGTGTAAATAAATAAAAAATAAATATAATATCAATAACAACCATAATAGTAATATACATATATTTATTTTTTTCTAAAGAAATTTCTCAATAATATAGCTTCCACCATATAGCGTATTACACAACCAGTAAACATCGCCCGAAGCCCTATGCCTGTTGGCCGTTTCTATTTTACCCTCCAACATCGCCTACTCCCCGGCGGAGATGCGCCGCACAGGGCTCAAAGGTGCGTGAACACTGGCGATTCGTTGTGGTGTACGCTTGAAGTACCATGATGCTGACAAAATTCGGGTGTTGTACAATTGGTAAACAGCAAAGCGCGTGGTTCGTAGACCATAAATTGAGCGCATCTCGTTGTGCGGCGGCTAAAAAGCCGCGCACTCCGCAGTTTGAATTGCAACCCTTGTGCTATCCTGTTTTTGTCCGGCACTCGCCGGCACAACATGTTGTGAAAGGACAGAACACCATGGCAACAAAGAAAAAGCCGACCGTGAAGAAGGCCGTTCCCAAGAAGGGGAAGAAAGCCCCCAAGCGCGGGGTCCGTGGCAAGAAGCCGCAGGCACCCGGCACCTAAGCAGCACACCACCAAAACATCGCGCCTCACACCTAAGTGTGAGGCGCTTCGTTTAAGGAGCACAATGGCGATCACGGTAAACCTCGAACTCACCACCGCCTGCAACTTCGCTTGTTTCTGCTGCCCGCTTCCCGCCCTGAAGCGCAAGCCTGCCACACTCCCCACCGCCAAAGCGATTGCACTCATCAAGGAAGTCGATGAGGACAAGCTGGCCGTGGGCTTCTCGTTTCATCAAATGGGCGAGGCTCTACTCCATCCTGACTGCGTGAAGATCGTTCGCCGCGCACACGAACTTGGGCTGCACACACGCCTCGTGACCAACGGCTCACTCCACGACAAGCGCAAGCTCACCGCTCTGTTCGATGTGTTGGATGTGCTTGACATCAGCTATCGCTATGAGGGCGGCGCCGCGAAATCCGGCAACTTGACCGCAGCACAATATAAGAAGTCTATGGAGTCCACCATCGAGCTTCGGCGCAGCCTGCCCGGCGCCATCACCGCGATTAGAATGCGGGTGTTTGACGACGCCAACAACCTCGCCGCGCCCTGGTGGAGGATCACCGACCCGTGGTTCGTTCTGGTGCGCGACCAGCAATTCGTGTGGCCCAGCGCCGTGGGAGAAGTCCGGCCGCCTGCCCACCCAGTGAAGTGCGCACGCATGGATACCCGCATCTCCATCTTGGCTGACGGGTCTGTGACAACTTGTTGCTGGGACGCGGAAGGCGGGAACACATTCGGAAATATATTCAATGCTCGCTTGAAGGACATACTCAGCGGACCTGTGCCCACTGAGTATGCTCGCTTGCTGCGACGGGGCGTGATGCCCACCGCGACTTGCCGTGCCTGCGTGGCCGAGTCGTCAGATGATGCCTAGCTCGTTCGCCCAACTGGAATCGTTGCGCGAGACTGACCACTTCACCCGCGGCGACTTCATTTGAATGCCCAGCTTCTTTGCCAGCTTGAATCCGCTTACGAACATGGTTCGTTCGTCAACGTCCATGGACACGTTCAACTTCTTCAGGAACTCGGCTTTTTGCTCTGAGTTCTCGAAGATGACGCAGAAGTAAAACCCCACGTCCATGATCTCTTCACGCTGTGCCGTCTCTCGTTTGCGCGCGATTCTGAATGTTTGTTGCGTGGCGGTCAGCTCAGCGCGCGTGTCGTGCTCCGCCTTGCCGGTGTACTTCACATTCTTGAAGTGCTTCACATCGTCGCCACCACCGTCAATTCCAAGTCCATCCAACGCGTCCGTTTTGTCGGCCGCGCCTTTGGACAGCCCGTCGAGTCCGTCGAGAAAGTTGTACTCGCCAATGTTTAAGTCGTCCTTCTTCTTCACAGATGCCTCCGTACAAGGTCCAGGTTTGCAAGTGGAAACCAGTCGAGGATTCGCTGGTAGTCTTTCGGGAAGTGTTCTTTGATGGGCGCCAGGTACTCCAAGTGCACGCCGTCAAAGCTGCGACCGAACATGGTGTAGTCAGCCGGCAGCCTCAGACCGCTCTGCTTGAGGCGCTCCATCAGGTACGCCTTCTTCCAATCCCAAATGGGGTAGAAGGTTTTAGTGCGCTCGATAATCACACCATGTTTTCGCACCGTGGTGTAGCGCACCAGCCCATCGGTTGCGCGTATGCCGATGGCGTTGTAGATGCTGGTGGGATCTTTCACATTGGTGTCGTGCTCCAGCACCAGCGCGCGCATCTCTTCTTTCGTGGCGGTTGGCAGTTGCAGCTCATCAATGATGCTCCAACGCTCGGGTGGTTGAAGCGTGTAGCTGCTGAGTGCTTTGTACAACCCTGGGTGCGGCACCGAGTAGATGCGGGTTTTGAATGCGTTCTGGTAGTAGTCAAGCGCCTCGTCCACAAAGCTCAAGTCCGGCACCAGATAAAAGTGAACAGGGATAATTCGCTTGAACTTTCCCCACAAAGCCAGCCACGCACCAATGCTGTCCTTGCCACAAGAGAAGCTCAGGGACACGGTGTCGTATTTGCGCGCAAGAGACCTTATGACCTCTTCACCGCTGGGCACCATGGTGATCTGTCCGATCTGCGGTTGCTTCGCTGCCACGACTTTAGTGATGCACAATTTGCTCATAAGTATATTATAACTCAACGACTTGCAAAAGTCAATGTGGTAAAACCCCAGTGTTTACGGGGTGTTTACGGGGTGTTCGGTTGTGCTATTATTCTGTTGTGCAAGCGAAGAAGAAAAAACCCGTGTCTAAGCAGGCTGCGCTAAAATCCGCGCTGGTTGCGAAGAGCGAAGCCAAAGGGCATACCGCGGTGAAGCCCCCACCCCCGAAGAAGAACAACGGCAATACATCGAAGCGCGGAGTTGTCGGCGAGGGGCATCCGTTTGTCAAAGTCGATGTGGACCAGCTCGCGCTCCTGGTGAAGATCGGCTGCACCATGGACGAGATCGCCGAAGTTCTCAAGGTTGCCAAGGACACCATCGAGCGGAATTATATGCCTGTGGTCGTAGCCGCACGCAAAGAGCGCAACGTCGCCATTCGCCGCAAGCAATATCAGCTTGCAATGGACGGCGACCGTACCATGTTGGTGTGGCTTGGCAAGCAGTGGCTCGGGCAGACCGATCAACTTCAACTGGGCAACAACCCTGACAATCCTCTAACGCCAGGGGGTTCGGTGCCAGTCATTGAGATTATCTTCGTCGAGTCCGATGGCGATGGGCACCCGAAAACCATAGAAGGCATTGTTGAACCAAAGAAGCTGACGGGTGGTAGCAATGCTTCAAAGTGAACAAGCAGTGCGCGATGAACAGCGGTTTCAAGAGCAGCGCGAAGTTGTCGGCAACCCTCGCGCCTACTTCCCAGCAAAGTTCAAAGCGTTGTTCCAGCCTGCACGCTACAAATCCATGCACGGCGGTCGTGGTTCAGGAAAGTCGTGGGCGGCTGCGCGCGCACTGGTTTTGCTCATGGGGAAGAAGCCATTGCGCGTGCTCTGCGCCCGTGAGTTGCAGAACTCCATTGCGGAATCAGTGCATCGGCTGATAAGCGACCAGATATTCGACCTGGGCCTGCTCGGCAAATTCATCATTACAGAGAAGTCCATCCGCTGTATCAACGGAGGAGAGTTCATCTTCGCCGGCATTCGCTCCAATCCAATGAAGATCAAGTCCATGGAAGGTCTTGACGTGTGTTGGGTTGAGGAGGCATCGGTCATCTCGGAGCGAAGCTGGGAGTTGCTCACCCCCACCATCCGCAACGGCAAGGTTTACACGGGACGCGACGGTGTGCGGGAGCCGGAGATCTGGCTGACGTGGAATCCTGACCAGATGGACGACCCTACCTACGTTCGTTTTGCCAAGAACTTGCCACCAGGCTGCGTTGACATTGTTGTCAACTGGACAGACAATCCATTCTTTCCAAACGTACTCCGCCGTGAGAAGGATTACGACTACAGCCGCGACCCTGACCTGGCAGCTCACGTGTGGGGCGGCGAGTGCCGCGTCAACAGCGAGGCACAGATTTTCAAAGGCCGCTACATTGTCGATTTGTTTGCACCACCAGATGATGCCCGCTGGTATCACGGCATGGACTTCGGGTTTGCCAACGACCCATTCGCGCTCACCAAGATGTACATTACCGGCGACGAACCCACGCTTCAAGAGTTGTGGGTTTACGACGAGCGCAGCGGCGTAGGCATTGAACTAGATGATTTGCCCACACACGTTCGCTCTATGCCCACGGCTCTGAAGTGGCCGTGCAAAGGCGACAACTCTCGGCCGGAAACGATCAGCTACCTGAAGCGCGTGGTGCCAATGAATCTCGTCGCCGCTGAGAAGTGGGGCGGTTCAGTCGAGGATGGCATCACGCACATGAAGGGCTTTCGTAAGATTCACGTGCATTCAGTGAACTGCCCACGCGGTCAAAAGGAGTTCCGTCTTTACCACTACAAGGTGGACCCGAAGACAGAAGAGGTTCTGCCGATCATCGTCGATGCCTGGAACCACACCATTGACGCCGACCGCTACGGCCTGGATGGCCTCATTCATCGTCGCGGCGCCGACAAGGTTTGGTCGCGGTTTGCAGGGCACTGAGCGATAATCGCTTGTATTTGGGTTGGGCTAGGGTATACTGATTTCGAGGTTTGGGCATGACCGATAAGCTCAGCATCAAATCCTTGGTGCGCGACACCAAACGCGAAGAAGCGCAATCCCGCAAGGCAATCACCAAGGACTCCTTCCAAAATTTCAGCGCCAAGCTGGGCATCGGCACCGACAATCTCTCCTCAACATCTACCTACGGCTTCAACCCCATCACCCGAATACGCATCATGCTGGAGTGGATTCACCGCGGCTCCTGGCTAGGTGGCGTTGCGGTGGACGCTGTGGCCGATGACATGACCCGCGCCGGTGTGAAGATTGAAAGCGAACTAGAGCCAGACCAGGTTGAGCGCATCGAAGAGGTCGCCACAGAGCTTCACGTATGGGACGAGATCAGGGACAACATCGCATGGAGCCGCCTGTACGGCGGCTCTATTTGCGTCTTCCTCATCGAAGGGCAGAAGATGTCCACGCCACTGCGCGTCGAGACCGTGGGCAAGGGGCAGTTCAAGGGGTTGGTCACGCTTGACCGCTGGATGGTGGAACCCTCGCTGGGCGACCTGGTGACAGATTACGGCCCTAACCTGGGCAAGCCAAAATTCTACACCGTCAACGCCAACTCCCCCGCGCTCATCGGCGAGAAGATTCACTACTCTCGCGTGATTCGCATGGAGGGTGTGCGCCTGCCCTTCCAGCAGCGGATGACGGAAAACCTGTGGAGCATCTCGATCTACGAACGCATATACGACCGTATGGTGGCCTACGACTCAACCACCACGGGCATGGCGCAGTCAGTCTACAAGTCGTACCTGCGCACCGTGCGCATGAAGGACTTGCGCGAGAACATCGCTGCCGGGGGCAACCAGATGGATGGCGTTGTCCAGTATATGCAGATGATGGCCCGCTTCCAGTCTATCGAAGGCATTACCCTGCTCGACATCGAAGATGAGTTCCAAGAGGGCGGCGCGCAGAACTTCGCCGGCCTGCGCGAAGTTCTCATGTCCGTGGGCGAGCAGATCGGCGGCGGCATGGACCCCGCCATGCCGCTGGTTCGCCTCTTCGGTATGAGTCCAGCAGGGTTCTCCAGCGGCGACGCTGATCTTCGGATGTGGTACGACTCTGTGAACAAAATGCAGAAGACCAGGCTCCAGGTGCCGGTCACTGCCATCTATCGCTGCATCGCGCAGAGCGAAGGCTACGAAGTGCCCGAGGGTTTCGCAATCGAGTTCGTTCCGTTGTGGCAGCTCACCGATGTAGAGAAGTCGCAGATCGCCAACACCGTCACAACATTCGTTTCACAAGCGCGAGAGCAGGGTGTAGTGAAGCCAGATCTTGCGCTCCAGGAGTTGAAGCAGAGTTCCAAGACCACGGGTTACTGGTCCAACATCACCACCGACGATATAAAGGAAGCGGAGGAACAAGGCCCTCCGCAGCCTGCCAACGTCGAGACTGCTGAGGCTGGTCAAGGTGTTGCACCAGGGGAGAAAGCTCAACCGGGCAAGGCTGCGCCGCAAAAAGCGAAAGCTCCCGGCGCGTCAAAGGACTCTGCTTCAACAGTTGCCGAGCTGCACCGCTTGTACGGGTTGCAGGTGGTCATCGAGAATATGGCCGGCACTATCCGCCGCGGCGTCGGGTGGGAGTCGCTCATGCCCGACGACTACGGATACATTCGTCGTCACGAGGGCGCTGATGGAGATGCTGTCGATTGCTTCGTGGGCAAAGACGCACGTGCTCTCAATGCCTACGTCATCGACCAGAGAGATTTACGAACGGGTCTATTTGACGAGCACAAGGCCATGCTTGGATTCAAGACAGCCGGTGATGCCGTTGAAACCTACCTGCTCGCCTATGACAGTGGAGACGGCGACCCCCAGCGCATCATGGCCTGCACTTCGATGACGGTGCCGGAGTTCCGGTTATGGCTGGAGTCGAGTGACAAGACTGTTCCCTGCATCGAGGGCGTGCGCGATGTTCCTGGCGTTGAGGCCATTGACCTGTGACCGACTACCCGCCAACTCGGTTCTGCTCCACCCGCGCTGCGCTTGCCAATGGGGTGACGCGGGACGCGCGTTTTGTGGAGCAGGAGCTGCCCCGCGTGCGCAAGAGCCTGCACGATAGGATGTTGGAGGCCAGAGACGAAGTAGGCATGGCCGAAGATTCTTTGTTTGACACACACGACAAGAAAGACGCCGAGGGCCGTGAGCACGTTCCCGCAGGCAGCAGTAAGGGTGGGCAGTTCGGCAAGGGTGCAGGCAGTTCGTTTTCTAAAGCGCCGATGGAAGCACGGAAGAAGGCTGTGCTGAATCAGATTGAAAGCAAAGGGTTCTCGGAGATTTCCGGCAACGCGGGAAAAGAACTGATCGCCGCAATGCGCGAAGATGGCTACAAAGTGGAGAGCGCGGGAAATGGTGTTGTTCGCGTGACCGCCAAAAAAGCAACCCCAGCCCCTCCATCGCAGCGCGCGGCTAAAGTCACCATGACCCCTGCGCAGAGCAAGAATAACATCGCGCAGCTTGAGAAGTTGTCGGGTGTTGTCGCTAAGAAAATGTCAGCCATCTACGAGCGAATGGAGGCGGCAAAGCCTAACAGCGCCGAGTACAAACAAGCAGTGCGTGAGTATGAGGCAGCAGGGCAAGAGCCAGGCGCTGAAGTAGGGTACGGGAACCCTGGTGCAAGCGAGGAGTCGCAGAAAAAAGCAATGGCGCGCGTTGCCGCGAAGGACAAAGAGCGCGGTTTTGATTGGGATAAGGACTGCCAGCGGTTTAACGTAATCGCTCCCGAAGACCGCAGTACGTGGCCCGCGCACTGCCTTCGCATCCCAGCCAAAGCGAAAGGCCCAATCTATTTGGGAATCTATCCTGAGAGCGCTTTTTGGGGCTCGTACATGCCGTATAACGGCGGCCCACGAAAACCGCTCTATAATCCAGCCTACAGAATAGAAGGTAACTCAGGTAAGTTGGCCCGTGGAAGAAGTCTGCGCAAAGATGAGAAGGCGATTGACGCTGCGCTTGAAAAGGCGAACGCTGATCCGAGCAGCATAGCGTTCATGTATGCTTCGGCAATGTGGGCTTTGGCTATTCGCAGCGGCGCAAAAGAAGGCAAGTCTGCGAATAAAGTTGACTACGAAACCGGCGAAGTAGAAGAGACGAACGAGCTGACCTTCGGTACGCTCACCATGCGCGGAAAACACATTCGTGTGCGACAGGGCGGGGTGTACATCGCCATGCCGGGCAAGAAGGGCTCTGTCATTGATCTGCGTGTGCCTGACAAATTCGCAAAGGGATACTCAAACAGTGATCCAAAACACCCCGGGCTTAAAGAGAAGGCCGGCTCTAATGGCAAGGTGTTCGGCGATCACATTTCATACAGCGCACTGCGCAAGTGGATGGACTCTGTGAAACTTGGCGAGGGTCGCGCCCTGGGAGACTACATTCCGCACGACGTGCGTATGCTGCGCGCAACGAACGAGGCCAAGCGCGTGATTGCGGGGATGAAGCCGCCTGAAGGCTATGTGCAGTGGAAGATGCACTTCAAGGCAGTGAAGGCCGCGGTTGGCAAGGTGCTAACCGATACACCAGGCGCTTTTATGTCGTACATCGACCCTGGTGTATGGAAGCCTTGGGCGAAATGGCAGGACAAAAAGACAATGGAAAAGATTGCGAAGTTTTGGGGTGGAGACGATGAGTAGTCCAACAATGAAAGAAGCTGCCGAGTACGGGCGTACGCACGCCTTCGACCCTGATTTCGCGGAGCAACTGGAAGAAGACTGCGACAATGGCGGTCTTGATTTTGAAGACGACGACGAAGAGACAGACGAGGACTGACCTTGGCAAAGCGCGGCGTGAAGAGCTACGAGGAGAGCACCACAGCCAAAGTGGTTCCATTCCGCGTCATCGCTGCTCAGCTTCACACGTCGCCGCGCGTGGTGGAGCGTGAGTTCCACTCAGGCGTGAACAAACTGAAGGCCGTGCCAGGCGCGTTTGATGCCATGCTCACCCTGCTCCGCATCAAATCTGTTGAGCGGCGAATGGGCACACGATGCGGCTCGGTGGAGTGCAACCAGGATTTTATCAGGGAGAACGGAGGTCGCTGACGCTCTACACAGACGAAGCAGGACTTGATTTTATCGCAGCCAATGAAGGGCTGGTGCTAACCATTAGCAACGACAACGGACACCCTGTCATCGGCCACGGCCACGACCTCACTCATCAAGAGATTGCCGGCGGTATATACGCCAACGGAATCACCACACTCCAAGCACAACTGATTCTTGAGCGTGACTGTCGCGAGTGGGATGCTGCGATCAACGCTCTCAACTGGCCCTTGAACCAGAATCAACATAACGCCCTCTGCGACTTTACACACAACCTGGGAGTGGGCAAGTTGCAACGGCTCGCGGCGCATGGACAAGAGCAGGTGTGTGTTCAGCTGCCGCGCTGGGTGTATGAGAAGCAGAACGGTGTTGAGGTGGTGAGCAAGGGGCTCGTCGCGCGACGCGCAAAGGATGTAACGCTGTATCAGACTCCATGCTGAAAACCGAAGACGCCAAGCCGGTGAAGCCCACGCCACAGCAACTACGCAAGCTGGGGCGTGAACGGTTTATCCGCGCACGCCGCGCCGGCTCCGCCTTTCAGCGTCAGCTCTCCAAGCTGGGCAACCACATCGGCGCGCTTGTAAAGAAGCACGCTCCTGGTGGCGTGGTTTCTGACTGGCGCGCTTTGCGCAAGGCGCTCAACGATTACGCCGCGCAAATTCGCCCCTGGGCAGAGTCCATCACAGAAAGCCTGCACACCGAAGTCGCGCAACGCGATGCACAGGCGTGGTTCCAGGCTGGCCGCGAGATAGGGCAACACCTACGCGAAGAGATTGCCTCCGCGCCCACAGGCAAGATGATGAAGTCGCTGCTCGCGGAGCAGGTAGACCTAATCACATCGCTGCCCACTGAGGCGGCAGAGCGTGTGCACAAGCTCACTCTGCAGCGCATCGCCCAGGGGCGCAGGCCGGAGTCCTTGGCTCAGGAGATTCTGAAGACCGGCGAAGTGACCGTCGCGCGCGCCCGTATGATCGCGCGCACCGAGACTGCACGCACAGCAGCGGCGCTCACTGAGGTTCGCGCAAAGCACATCGGCAGTGAAGGATACCTGTGGCGCACTGCAAATGACAGCGACGTTCGTCCCGCAATCGGCACACCAGGATTTTCGCAGCTCAACACCCTTGCGATGGGAAGCCATCGAAAACTTGAAGGTACTTTTCACCGTTGGGACGAGCCGCCTATCGCAGCGCCCACTGGCGAGCACGCACACCCAGGAAGCATATGGAACTGCCGCTGTTTTTCGTCTGATACGCTTGTGACTAAAGTCACAGGAATTGAAAAGTTATATCGGTCGTACTACCGAGGTGATCTTTGCCGCGTTACAATTGGAGACGCCGAGTTTACAGCGACACCGAATCACCCGATGCTCACGCAACGTGGTTGGGTGCATGTATGCGAACTCCAAGACAGCGATTACCTCGTTCAGGTGCTCCGTGATCCACACATCTTCGTCGAAGCCAACGTAGATAGTTTTCACGCCACATTTGGCGAGTTGTTTGGATCGTTGCCTGGACGCGTGGATGTGGCACCGGGAATTTTGTTTGATCTCTATGGCCGTGTTCCCGATGGCGATGTCCACACAAAGATCATCAATCAACTTCTGACGTGTGACAACGTAGCCAAGAGTCTCAAGCGCAGTGGCAATTTCACACTCGCCAAACCCAACAGCGGGGTTGAAGGTGCCATTTGTGGCGGCGGTGCGCATGTTGCTGAAACGTCGAGAGCGTGCAGCAGCGACGCGCTTCTTTCGCCGTTCCAAAGTCATTCTCCCCATGCTGATTTCGTTGGCACTGCTGACGCCTCTTCGAGTGATGCCGGCCTCATTGAGTCGCTGAGTGATGGTCCAACGATTGACGTGGTAGAGCGCAGCGAGTTCGAGTTCGCTAATTCCAGAAAGGTACTTGGCGACGATCTTTTCAGCGGGGAGGTTTTTGCGCCCGTTGCCATGACCGACCGCAGGCGCCCAATGTTTGACGACGCCACCAGCAGCACGAATCGCTTTGCTGAGATTGTCCGGGCTAACTTTGAGCAAGGCCGCAACGTCTTTAAGACGGGTGCCGGCATCTATGCGCTGCTTCCCTTCAGAAACGACTTCATTCGTAAGTTTCCGTTTTCGGGCCATGTTTACACGCTCCAAACTGACGTTGGTTGGTATGGGGTATCAGCTATGTCTATTATAGCACAAAACTGTTGGGCAGAGCCAGTTTTACCGGATCGTATTTGAGGGTTAGGTGCTGCCGGACAGAATATAGGTCCGCCGTGGTATCGTGAAAAATGAAGTGAAACCTGTGCTGGCGAGCCCAGCGCAACAAGGGAGAAAATATGAACAGTCGCATCTTTCGAGTTCTGACAGCGGCGCTCGTGGCGCTTGGGCTTGCGAGCTTCGCTTCAGCGCAGTACACTCCCGGCGCGCAGCCGGTTGTGTACCCCACGTACCAGCCCGCCGCGTCAGCGTTCACGGCCGCCAGTCAGACTGGCACCGCCTTTACCAGCTCAGGGCTTCGTAGCGCGGTGATTGTGGCCGTGCAGAACGGGCCAACCCCCGCCGCACTGACCGGAGTTGTTTCGGGCACCACCACATCGGTTGAGACCTGGACGCTCGCAGGCACCGCAGACACTTTCGGCGGCACCATCAATGTCACGCCCTCAACGAAATCGTTATGTTCGATTACCATTCCTCCGTACACAACGCTGGCTGCGGCGGCCACCCTTTTCAACGCCAACACCACGTGCTTCACCACCGATGGGCTTACAGCAACTACAGGCTCCGGGACGTTCATTCTCACGCAGGGCGGTGTCAGCCTAACCATCACCGATAACGGCAGCACGCTGGTGGACTACAAGGCATCCACTGCAACGTGGAATCTGCAAGGCAGTATCGACGGTGTGAACTGGTTCTCCGTGCCGACCGCCGCCCTGCCCACCACATCGGTGCCGATTACAACCACCGCCATTACGCAGGCCACGGCCACCACCACACAGACGGCGGCAACGATGGGGTACGCTTACGTCGCAAATGTGGCCGGTTGGAATCATTTCAGGCTCAGCACCACGTCGGCTACGTTCACGGCAACCTCTACACTTTCGCTCGCGTTCTCCGGTTCGCCGCTTCAGTCTTTCTTTTAAGGAGCTTCCGTGGAAGCCACAGCATTTCGTGTAAGCGAGAAGATCGGGCCAAACATGGCGTGGACAGATGAGCGGTTTCTCGTCTGCTACGGCGTGCCGATTGCTCGCACCGGAGTGCTGATCTACGGAGCCGGCGAACGCCCCGAGGTGCAGCCTGGGCCTGACGGCCTCATTCGCATCGAGCGACTGGACGAGGATGTGTTTGCAGAGGAGAGTCTCAAGAGCCTGCAAATCAAGCCGCTGCTCAACGAGCATCCCGCGTTCGACGTGAACCCTGAGAACTATCAAGAGCTAACAGTGGGGTCCGTTGTCAACCCTCGTCGCGGAGAGGGCATCTTCGATGATTGCATCATTGCCGATGTAGTGGTAATGGATCGGCAGGCTATTGAGGATGTGCTCAGTGATAAGCGTGAGGTAAGTTGTGGGTACGACTGCAAGTATTTTGACCTGGGCGAAGGCCGAGGGCGGCAGACCAACATCATTTACAACCACGTGGCGCTGGTAGAAAGTGGTCGCTGTGGCCCACGTTGCAGCATCAAGGACCACGCCATGCGAAAGGAAACAACGATGAAGACGAACAGAGTGCGTCCGTGGTTGGACAAGCTGCGCTCGCTGGGCAGCGCCATTACACAGGACAAGAAGGCCACCTTTGACGAGGCTGTCGAGGAGGCGGAGCGCGAAGCCAAAACCAAGGATGCCGAGGAAGAGGCCGAAGAGCGCGAGAAGAACAAAACCAAGGACGACGACCTGTCGAAGCGCATGGAGGAGCTGGAGGCCAAGCACGAGGAGCATGGCAAGCAGCTCGAAACCCACGACGCCAAGCTGAAGACCCACGACTCTGACATCGCCGAGCTGAAGGACAAGATCGGTGAAGGCGACAAAACAGCCGACGCCGAAGAGGACAAGGAGATCGAGGGTGAGCTGAAAGAAGAAGCTCCTCCGGGCAGTGGCGACAGCGCCATGAAAGCCAAGGACTCGGCGTACCTCGCTCCGACCTGGCAGAGCACCAAAGCTCTGGCCGAGATCCTCGTTCCCGGCATTCACATGCCCACCTTCGACAGCAAGGGTGACCCGAAGATCACATACAAGGGCATCTGCGACTTCCGGCGCCGGGCGTTGAGCATGGGTCTGCTGACCGCGGACACCAACCAGGTCATCGCCGAAGTTCGCGGTGGCCGCACCTTGGACTCCAAGGACATCGCAGCCATGAAGTGCGGCGAAGTTCGTCAACTGTTCTACGCGGCCGGCGCGGCCAAGAAAGCAGCCAACACCAGCGACGCGCACTCCGCAGGGCACTTCACCAATCTCGAAGGTTCAGGCGGCGGAGTTGGCGTTACCAGCAAGCTGAAGACGCCCGCCGACATCAACGAGGAAAACCGCAGGCGGTACGCCGCTGGCGACAAGTAGGAAGGGAGCCACAGATGTTTCGACTCATTCGCAATTTGTTTCACAAGACACGTGAGGTGGGGTCGTATGTGGGCACTTTCCGTACCCATGACGCCGCGTTCGCGTTTCGCATGAATACAGGCTTTCCGGGCACTGTGAATCGCACACACCCGGCAAGCATCGAGCCTTGCCTCATCGACCCTAACGCCACCATCGCTGCTTACGGGATGGGTGTGATTGTGGACTCGGCGACGCAGGGCGTTCGCACACTCGTCGCTGGCGACGGTGCTGTGACCAACCTTTACGGAATCGCCGCGCGCCCCTATCCGGTGCAGGCAGCCTCCGCGTCAAGCTACGGAGCCACCACATTCGGCTCCGGCGCGCCGCCCCCAAGCCAGCCTCTCGACGTTCTCAAGGGCGGCTACATTCTGGTCGCGCTCAACAACTTCGCCGTGAACAACTCGGTCAAGAACGGCCCAGTGTACGTCAACATCAGCACCAGCACAACCAACCACGTGCAGGGTGGCTTCGAGGCCGCAGCGAACTCGGGCTGCACCACCATCGAGATCACCAACGCGTATTCACAAAACTACTTCAACGGTCCTGCCGGTCCCGATGGTGTCGTTGAACTCGCGTTCAACCTGTAGGAGAGGGAGTCTTTCATGTTGACATTCGATAACAGCCACCAGACGCAGGATTCGCAAGGCAACCAGCTCGGCGTGAGGCTTCCGCACGCTTGCACAACCCATGACGGGCGCACCGTGGACTCCACGGGCGCTTTCATGGTTGGTGAGTTGGAGCGTTTGGATCAGAAACTCCACGAACCGTTGGTATCGGTTACGTGGGGTCGTGACATCGACTTGCGCGAGGATGTAACCATCGCGGACGAGGTGTCGTCATTCACCATCAGCACCTATGGCTCAGCCGGCTCGCTCGGCGCTGGAAACAGCATCGGCAACGGCAAGGCGTGGGTAGGCAAGACCACCAACCAGATCGGTGGCGTCGATCTGGACATCGCCAAGACCACGCATCCGCTGCTCCCCTGGGCGCTCGAACTCAAGTACACCATCATGGAGCTTGAGTCGGCGGCCAAGATGGGCCGCCCCATCGACCAGCAGAAATTCCAGGCGCTCCAACAGAAACATCAGATGGACATTGACGAGCAGGTGTACATCGGTGACACGTCGATCAACGCTACGGGACTAATCAACAGCACTGCGGTTACGCCGCAGAACGTGGTGAAGAGTCCGGTGTCAGGTTCGACTTTGTGGGCGCAGAAGTCTCCAGACGAAATTCTGCTTGACTTCAACACCGCGCTTACTACCGTGTGGGCGGCTTCGGCCTGGGCTGTGCTGCCCAGCCGGGCGCTGATTCCTCCGGCGCAGTTCGGTCTGCTCTCGACGCAGAAGGTGTCTCAGGCTGGCAACATATCGACGCTGAAGTACATTCAGGAGAACAACGTCCTGACAGCATCGGGGCAGGGCAAGCTGGACATCTTCCCGTTGAAGTGGTGCATCGGCGCCGGCCAGGGTGGCACGCTCGGAACCATTGGCGTTGACCGTATGGTGGTCTACACCAAGGACCAGGAGCGAGTTCGCTTCCCCATGACCATGTTGCAACGCACCCCGGTGCAGTACGACGGGCTTTACCACAAGACGACTTACTTCTGCCGCTTGGGGCAGGTGGAGGTTGTCTACGGGGTTACATTGGGGTATTTTGACCAGATCTAAATTTGTGTTCCGCACCAGCCCGCGTTGTTCGGCGTGGGCTGGTGCGCCCACATTTGAGAGAGGAATCAAGCATGGCAGTCGATGAAAAAACAACACAGCCTTTTGGCCTAGGCCCAAGGGATTTACCAGCCAAGCCCGGCGAGGTGCTCGGCAAGGGCGAGGGAACCATCACCATGGTCTTCCCCCGCAAAGTGATTCTCAACACCGACGACGGCAAGCGCGTGGAGTTCCTGCCTGGCGTGCAGGAAGTTCCGGCGCACCTTGCCGGCCATGACTGGCTGCGCCTCAACGGAGCCACAGGGTACAGCGCAGAGGCCGCCGCGAAGGTAGTGGAGCAATCGGTACAAGAAGCGCAGACGGCGTTTGATGTTGCCCTGGAGAACCTCAACGCAGCCAAGCAGCGTGTGGCTGACGCGAGACCGGCTCCGGCAGTGTTAAATGATGCCCCGGTAGATCTCTCCACCATGACCAAGGCACAGATCATCGCACACGCCGCTGAGGTTCACGACCTGGATCTGGACCAGCGCAACAGCAAGGATGAACTCATCGCTGCGGTCGAGGAAGCTCGCGCAGCCAAGGAGTAGTCCATGCCACTTGAGAAGGGCGATACGCCCGCGATCATCGGACACAACGTGAAGATCGAGGAGCGGGCAGGCAAGCGACCTGATGTCGCCCAAGCCATCGCCCTTCACACGGCTAAGGACAGTAGCCTAAGCGCACCAGCGTACACTGACCACTACGAGGAGCAGAGCGAGATGGGTGCAAACAGCAATCACATCAAAGTGAATGTGGAGCCTGTCGCCAGCGACTCCAAGGACTCCGATTACGCGACGGCCACAACCGGAATGACCATCGCGGAAATCAACGCCAAGAATCGCTCCTACTGGGAGCGTGGCGGCAAGAGTCCAGAAGTAAAGGACTGCGCACGGACCGACAAGATGCAGAAACGGGGGTAGTCGATGTCATCACCTACGTGGCCGCCGACTCCCGCTCCGCTCGCCGCCGTTACCTACGCATCGTTCATTGTTGACTATCCAGAGTTCTCCAACGCCGCCACCTACCCGGAGGCGGCGTTCACCTTGTTCGCCAACGAAGCGGCAACCATGATGAACGTCGGTCGTTGGGGCGCCATGTACAACGACGGCTACGAGTTGTTCGTCGCCCACAAGCTCATGCTCTACAAGCGCCGGCAGGATACCGCCGCGCTCAACGCTTACCCCGGGCTGGGAAAGGGCGTGCTGAACAGTGAGTCTCCGGGGCAGGTCTCTCTCAGCTATGACACCACTGCCAGCACAGAAGAGCGTGGCGGCATGTACAACGAGACCGAGTACGGACGCGAGTTCTTGCGCAAGGCGCGGCTGGTGGGCATGGGCGCTGTACAGGTCAACCACGGCAACCCTGCTGGAGCAGTGGGCCAGGTGCAGAGCTTCATGGCATGGCCAGGACCGCCGACCGGAAACGGATATTCATTTTGATGAAGACACTCGCTGAGATCAATGAAGCAAATCGCGCTCGTTGGGGGCAGACCAGTGATGCGTTCAAGGAGAGCGAGCACCCGCGCAAGGGAAACGGAGAGTTCGGCAGGAGTTCTGAAGGGGGGTACTCGACCAAGTTCTTATCGGAAAAAGCGAAAGTCGAGGGCCGTATAACAAACTTAAAAGCTAGGGCAGAAAAGTTGAGGGGGAAAGCTGGTTACGCTGATGCAGTACACGCGTGGATTTCTGCTATAAAAGCAGGCGAGAACCAGGGGTATTTTTTTGAGCGGAGCAGCAAATGAACACGAGTGTGAACGTCCACCTGCATATTCCTGTGAGTAACCTCGACTCGCTGCGCTCTGCGCTCGACGCGCTGAAGGAATACTCGTTGCTGGTAGGTGTACCCGCCGACGAGGACCGCACTGGCGAGGGTGGGCCAGGGAGCACCGCGCGCGACGATGGAGAGATCAACAACGCCGCGCTGGCCTACATCCACAACAACGGCAGCCCTTCGCAGAACATCCCCGCGCGGCCAACACTTGAGCCGGGGATCTTGGATGCCAAAGACAAGATCACCCACCGCTTCGAGGATGGGGCCAAGGGCGCGCTCGACGGTCGCAAGACGGCCGTGATCGACAACATGACCGCGGCAGGGCTTGAGGCACAGACCGCGGTGCGCAATCGCATCAGGTCGAACACCCCGCCCCCGTTGAAAGAAGCAACACTTGCAGCGCGTCGCCGGCGCGGGCACACCAGCACGAACACGCTTCTGGAAACGGGCGCGTACCTGGCGAGTCATTCGTTCGTTGTGCGAAAGAATCGAGGCTGACCATGCCGATGATCGACATGCGCGTGGCGCTCCTGAATCCGTACACCGTGGATTACTTCAACGTGGTGCGTCGCGTGGAGGTGGTAAACAGTTTAGGCGAATCGGTGCTCACGTCTACCACGACCGCTAACGTGCCGGGCGTGGTGGTCGCTGCACCCGAGTCCGCGCTCGACCGCCAGGCGAACATGCAGGTTGCTCCGAAGTGGATCGACATTGACACCACGTTTTTGCTGCGCTCTGAAAGTGAAAACGCTGCACACTCTGAGTTTCAACCAGACATTATTCAGTGGCGCGGTAACAACTATATTGTGCGCACGCTGGGCGACTACTCTTCATACGGCGCGGGGTTCGTGCACGCCGGTTGTGCAATGACCGACTCGCAGGCAGCACCACCGGGGAACTCAATATGAGCAACAACTCAGCAACAGGCGGCTATCTCGCTCCCACAACAACCAATGGGAACACAGAGGACGTGCTATTCTCGCAGTTCCTTCAACCCATCATTGTTGGCATCACGGGGCTGCCCGGCGCGATGGTGCGCCCCCGTTGGCAGCCTGAGCCGCCCAACCTTCCTGACTACGCTACTGACTGGTGCGCTATCGGCACCGTGAAACGCACCCCCGACACACACGCCTTCGAGAGCCACGCCAGCGGTGCGGGCGAGACACCAGGCTCCGACAACGTATTCAGGGTACAGGAGTTGAGCCTTCTCGCCAGCTTCTACGGGCCGAACAGCGATGCCAACTCCGATCTGCTGATTCAAGGCTTCTCGCTTTCGCAGAATCGCGAGGCTATGCTGTTGGCAGGGTATGCTTTTATTGGGTGTGATTCGCCTATAATGACAGCAGACCTTTTGAACGAGAAGTGGACGCGCCGCGTGGATGTGAGTTTCCAAGTTCGCCGCGGACAGACCTACACTTACCCGGTGCTCGATTTGGAGGGGGCACAGGTCACAATCGTAACCGACAACGGGCTGCCGCCTATCGCGGTGCTCGCGGAAGAGGAATAGGAGAGCGTCATGGCCGTGTCCACATTACCGATTTCAAGGCTCATCAAGGTGTCGATCAGCCTGGCACCGCAGGCTGCGCAAGCGCAGAACCTTAACAGTCTGCTCGTGTTGGGCAGCTCAGTGGTCATCGACCCTGTGACCAGAATGCGTTCTTACTCTTCTTTACAAGCGGTGGGCGCGGACTTCGGCACGACTGCACCGGAGTACCTAGCAGCGGTGTTGTGGTTCGAGCAAAATAGCTCGCCATCTGGTTCACCGGCCAGCATCCTCATCGGGCGCTGGGTGAACGCCGCTGCTCCTGCGCAACTCTTCGGAGCTCCTCTCACCACAGCCCAGCAAGCAGCATCAAACTTCTCCGGCATCGCCGCAGGGTCGTTAGCCATAACCACCAGTAAACCTGTTCCAGCACCGACGATTGTCGCATCAGCAGTCGCCACCTATTCCACGGCGACGTATACACTGGCCGGCAGCTCAGACACGTTTTCAGGTTCATTGAATCTCCAGGTGGGTGCGGGTGGGACGCCGTTCTCGGTGTCCATCCCCGCTGGCACAACTTTGGCCGCTGCTGTGACGCTGCTGAACGCCAACACAGCATTTTTCACCACGAACCTGCTCACAGCATCGACCGCTGGGGCGACGCTCATCATTACTGGTGGCGCCTACGGCACGGGTGGCACGAAGACCATCATTGATACCTCAGTGCTGGTGGACGCAAAAGTGCAGTTGGTGACAGGCATTGTGCTGACCGGCGTGGGGAACATGAATGCGGTGGCATCAGCCATCACTACTGCACTGAGCGGCGTGACCTGCACATGGAACGCAGTTTACGGTCAGTTCGTATTCACTACCACAGCAACGGGCGTGAATGTTGGGGTCTCCTTTGTATCGGCGGCAGGAAGTGGCACGGACATCAGTACGCTGCTAGGCTGTTTATCGACGAACAGTGGTGCGTATGTAACGCCAGGGGCGGCAGCAGAGACCGCCTTGGCCGCCGTGCAGCTCTTTGACGCACAGTTCGGGCAGCAGTGGTTCGGCCTCACCGTGATCGGCGCTTCGGACTCCGACCTTGAAGGTATCGCCCCCTACATCGAGGCAGACGCGAACTTCCACTACCACTTCGTCACCACACAAGAAGCGGGTGTTCTGGTTGCCAACTACACCACCGACATCGCCTCGATTCTCAAGGCTGGCGAGTACAGCCGCACGATGGTGCAGTTCTCGTCCACCAACCCCTACGCCGCGGTAAGCGCGGCGGCCGTGATTCTCACCACCGACTACACCGCCAACAACTCCGTCATTGACTTGATGTACAAACAGGAGCCGGGCATCACGCCGGAGAACCTGAACATTAACCAGATCGCCACTGCTGAAAGCAAGAACGCTTCTACGTTCGTGGCCTACGACAACAACACGGCGATCATCGACGGCGGAAACTCCTGCAATGGTCTGCCTGCTGCGCTTGTGATTGGCGCTATGGCGTTTGGCGTGACGCTCCAGACTGACCTGTACAATGCTTTGTATCTCGCGCCGACGAAGATTCCGCAGACTGATGCGGGGATGCACACACTGGGAACCATCATCACCAACGACTGCATCGAGTTCGTCAACAACGGATTCTTCGCACCGGGAACGTGGACAAGCGACTACCTGTTCGGCACTTTGACGCTCGATCAGTATCTTGCCAAGGGGTACTACCTGTACACGCCGGCCGTAGCAACACAATCGCCGTCTACGCGCGCGGCCAGTCTGTCGGTGCCCTTCCAGCTTGCAGCGAAGTTCTCCGGCCAAGTCCGCGAAGTGAACCTTGCCGTAACCATCAACCAGTAACAAGGAGATCACACCATGCAGGGAAACCCGGTTTACTCATTTCTTGATACCTATGCCAGCCTCACCGGCCCTGGCGGAGTGGTTGCACTTGCGAACGGCTCCGGCGCTGCGGAAGAAGGTGTGACCATCGAGCCGGTCGAGGACAACGTGGCAACACAGTACGGCGCGGACGGTTCTTGGGCACACAGCCTCAACCCTGTCAAGGCGTATCGCATTACTTGCCGGCTGTTGAAAACGTCGCCCACCAACGCACTGCTCGACGCCATGTACGCGCTGCAGAAAACTTCATCGCTGCTCACAGGACAGAATTTTTTTCACCTGAACAACGTGTCCTCTGGCGACGTGTTCACGGGCGTGGGCGGGGCGTTCGGCAAGCATCCGGCCAACTCTTATGCCAAGGTGGCAGGGATGCTTGACTGGGAGTTCATCGTGGGCTCGGGCGACTGGACCTTGGGCGCCGGTGTAGGAGTGGGAGCGTGACATGGACGAATCAAGAAAAATCACAATCGGTGAGCGCACCTATCTGATCGGCTCTCTGGACTGCTTTCAACAGTTTCACGTAGCACGCCGGCTAGGCCCGATGCTGCTCTCTGTACTTGCAGCGGCGGCGCAGGCTCCTGACGACGCAGATTTTGAGAGCCTGCTTTCTGGTCCTTTGGTCGAGCATCTTGCAACGATGAACCAGGAAGATGTGGATTTTGTTCTTTGCACGTGCCTCGGAGTTGTTCGTGTGCAGCTATCTGATAACGGCACCGCGCCGCTCTGGGACAAGACATCAAAACAGCTTCGCTACCAGGATTTGCAGATGCCTGCCATGCTGCAACTTACTATCGCAGTTTGCAAGGACAATCTAGGAAGTTTTTTTCCTACCAGGCAACCAGAGTAGCATCAAGGCTGGATGAGTTGCCTTTGTTGTCGATGGCGAACGGAGAGGATTGGTTGTTGCGGCCAGTGTTGAATGGTTTGTGCCGCTACGAGTCGCTGAAGAACGGAGAACTGGATCTCGGTGACATTGCGCGTATGAACGACGCGCTTAACGTATCGAACGAGAATCAGGCGCGCATGGTTGCCGGATAAGCGAGGACACAATGGCTACAGCGACGCCGCAGGACATGCTAAAAGAATACTTGATTGGTATTGGCTTTCAGGTTGATGAGCCAGGCCACAAAAAATTAGACGAGGGAATAAAGAAGCTCGACAAGGGAATTTTACAATATCGTGACGACATCATTCTCACAGGAATAACTCTTGCCGCTGAAGTAAAGAGCATAGCGGGCGATTTGCAAAAGCTGTACTTTGCATCGCAGTTGACAGGCGCAAGCGCCACAGAACTAACGTCGTGGGGTTTGGCGGCACAGGCAGCGGGAATAAGCGCTGATGCCGCGGCACAAGCAACCAAGAACTTTGGCTCGTCGATGCGCTCTCTGGGCAATCGTACTCTGGTGAGCATGATTCTAGGGCCAGGCAACATAACAGGCGACTCAGTAAAAGACCTGAATACGTTTCTAACCAAAATGGGGAAGATGGGCGCTCCGGGCTCGGTTGGATTTGAGGCCGCCAAGGGGATGGTCCAGCGTATAGCTGGGATGAACCCAGACGATTTTTACTTGTGGTTGAAGAATAAGCCTGCGCGCGACGCGCAGGAGAATGCCTTGGCAGCATCCAGAAAACGCGAGGGTTTATCGAGCACTACCTACGACAAAACTAACGCGGAAGCCAATGAATTTCTTCAGAAGCTCACTCTCATAGACACGGAGTTTGGGGATTTGAAGATGGTTCTTGAGTCCAAACTCTTGCCGCTGGCCCCAAGAATTTTGGATTTCATGGAGAATTTTGTGGCGTGGGTCAACAAGGCGGATGCAGGTTCTATGGCATGGGCAGCAGGGATTACTGCTATTGTGTCGTCGCTGGGCTTGCTTGGGGCGAGTAAACTTGCTCTGGGATTTGTCGGCCGTAATCTGGGTTTGCGTGGCGGCGGCGCGGCAGCGGTTGGTGAGGGCGAGGCTGTGGCGGGTGGCGGTATCGGCTTGTTTGGCGTTGCAGGAGCGGCTGCGGTGGGTGTGGCCGTTGGCATGGCTTTGGACTGGGTTGGACAGCACAAAGATGAGGTGCGAAAGGCTGTAGGAGCGCAGGTTTACACTGCCACAGGAGGCGCGTTGGGGCGTGAGCCTGGTTTGGGCGGTGGCGCAGCTGTAACACCGAAGCCGGGTGAGAAGTGGTACTTTCCCGTTGCACACAACACAATGCAGGCCGACACACGCGGTTGGTGGCGCCGGCACTGGGACGCCACCAACTCGAAGCTGTTCGGCCCCTCTTACTCTGAAGCTGCTGCTTGGGCAGCTACAAACACCAGAGGCAGCGGTGCTAGCGGCGATCCTTCTGGTTTGGCGGACATTGTGCGTGGTGTTATTGGCGCTGAGTCCAACGGACATCAGACAGACGCCCACGGCCACACGCTCACAAGTAGTGCAGGAGCCCTCGGCCTGATGCAGCTCATGCCGGATACTGCTAAACAGTTGGGGGTGGACCCTAACGATCCGAAGCAAAACGTGGCTGGGGGTACCGCGTATCTTAAGCAGTTGTACGCCAAGTACGGTAACTGGAACCAGGCGCTCGAAGCGTATAACTGGGGTCCGGGTAAACTGGACGATGCACTCAAACACGGAACGCTGGTACCTAGTGGTGTGGTGGCCTACGCGAACGATGTTCAGGCGCGCGCAGGAGCCGCGCAACCGACCGCACAAACCGCCAATGTTGTTATCAACGGCGTGCCGGCAGGCGACGAACAAAAAGTTGGCGATGCGGCTAAGCACGGAACCATGAGCGCCTTTTCAGAGTTGTTGCGCAACAATAACGACCTTGGGGCGGTGCCAGGATGACAGTCGTAGCCGAAACCTCAACGCAGCCCACGGCGATCACCTTTAAGCGGTCGATGAGCACTTTTGTCGCCGATTGTGTGGTGGAGGAGCGCCACGACGATTCGTGGGTCATCACAGATCATCCAGTGGAGCAGGGCACTACGGTCTCCGATCACGTGTACAAGCTGCCCGCCAAAGTGGTGCTCACCTATGTGTGGTCAATGTTGAGTCGGGTTAGTACGACGAAGCCTAACAACAAAACCAGCACTACATTTTTGCAGCAGCTTTACCAGCAGCTTCTCCAAATCCAAGCAGCGAACGCGGCAGGGATCGTGAGTCCGTTCAGTGTGTACACAGGCAAGCGTGTCTACCAAAGTATGCTGCTCGAAAATCTTATGGTGACAACCGACGCGAAAAATGAAAATGTGTTGTCGATCAGAGCATCGTGCAAAGAGCTGATTATGGTTTCCACAACGCAGCCAAACAGCGGGACACCAGCCAACCCGAACAATAATGCGGCGCCAGTAAGTCAAGGTCCGATGGCCCTTCTTCCAGCGCCAACTTACACGCCGTCTATGGAAGGTGTCACCGGATGAGCACACCCTACACCATTCCGTTGATCGCCGCTCCGCAGACACTCGCGGTGACGCTGGGAGGAAATCAGTACAACCTTCGCGTGCTCTGGAACAGCGCGGCATCGTGTTGGGTGCTGGACATCTATGACGCGTCGAATAATCCAGTGCTGTTAGGCGTAGCCATCGTGACAGGCGTGGACCTGCTAAGACAGTTCGGGTATTTGAACTTCGGAGGGAAGCTCATTGCGCAGACCGACTTCAACACACTCGCACCACCCACGGCGGAAAACCTGGGAACAAACAGCAACCTGTACTTTGTGGTGGTGAGCGCATGAGCGGCGGAACACAATTCGGTCGCGCGTACAAGCTCATTGTGAGCAACAACGTCGTCGAGCTAGACCTGTCCGCACTGCATTTTAAGTTCCTCGTAAAGAGCATGGACATACCAACACCCAACACACTGAGTGTTCGTGTCTACAATCTCACACCAACCACAAGCGCCAGGATACGCGTTGGTGAGTTTTCAAAGGTAACACTCTCGGCAGGCTACCAAGCAGGCGTGAACTACGGACAAATCTTCACTGGTGACATCAAGCATGTTCACATCGGACGTGAGCGCAACGTGGACAACTACGTGGAGATTTTGGCGGGTGACGGCGACTCTCTGTATAATTTTGGCCTTAACAATACAACAGTTGGGGCGGGGGCTTCTCCGGCTGATGTCTTCAATGTAGTGAGCCAAGCTGTTACACAGTTCGGCGTGGACATCGACGACCACGCGGCTGATGTGTTTAATAAGATGGGGGGCATCCTTCCTCGCGGTGCTGTAATATCAGGGTTGTTTCGTACAGAGATGTCGGGACTGTGCCGCACAGCGGACGCGCGCTGGTCGATTCAACAAGGAAGGCTGATCGTGGTTCCAAATACAGGCTGCCTTCAAAGTCCAATCGTTAAACTCAACTCGAAAACTGGTTTGATAGGTGTTCCAGAGGCTACCGACAATGGCATAAACATCCGAATGCTTTTGAACGGCAACTTGCAGATCGCTGGCCGCGTTCAAGTCAACGAAGGTGACATCAACGCTCAAATCGTTCAGCAGCAAAGCTATCCTAACCCTGGAGATGTTTACTTTCCGGCGCAAGTAACAACAGACGGGGTTTATCGTGTTGTTGTGCTGAATCATTCAGGCGACACGCGAGGTCAAGAATGGTACACAGACATTGTTGGTTTGTCGCTGGACGCTCCGACCAACACAACACAACAATATCCGGGCTCTACAAACGCGCCGGACGGCGCAATGATGGGGTAGTTACATGGACCAGCGAGAGAAGATCGGCGATCTCGAAGAAGCTGTCAAGTCTTTAGTGCAGACGACGCTGCTTGAAACCTGGACCTGTCTTCCCGGCGTCATCCAGAGCTATGACCCTGTGAAGAAGTTGTGCGTTGTTCAGCCAGCAATAAAACTGCAAACGCTGACAATAAATCCGACGCCAACGACAACCGAATCCAAAACCACGCCAACCACTATCTCTATGACACCCATCCCAAATGTGCCGCTTGTGTTCATGGGGGGTGGGGGTTTGGTTCTGGAGACAACACCCCAGAACGGCGACGAGTGCCTGCTTATATTTGCGTCGCGCAACATCGACGGTTGGTGGTCAAAGGGCGGTGTACAAAAACAGCCCATTCAGCGGCACCACAACTTGTCAGACGGTTTTGCAATCGTTGGTCCTTGGTCTACGCCGCGTCTTTTCGGCAGCTTGGGCGCTGGGATGCGGATGCGTACCGTTGACGGAACCGCGTACATCGAGCTGTTGCCCACTGGGGTGGTGAACATCTGCGCACCGGGTGGTGTGAATATCATCGGCAACCTCGTCGTAACCGGAGATGTGGTGGCCGACCTTACCGGCAGCACCTTCAACGGCATCCCGTTTGCCACACACGTGCACACAGGAGTGACGACGGGTGGTGGGAGCACAGGAGGCCCAGTATGAGAGTTCGCGCGCTGAGTCCGAGTGGTGATTTCCTGTTTGGTAACGGGGTGCAGAACTATCTGGTCAACAGCCCACAAGCAGTCGCGCAGTGCGTGTATACCGCGCTTCGTCTACTCCTTGGGGAGTGGTTCTTGGACACCACGGCTGGCGTTCCCTGGCTGACCAAAGTCATCGGTTTCGGAACTGAAAGCACACAGGACACGGTGGTCCGCAACGCCATTCTCGGCGTGCAGGGGGTAACTGAGATTCTCAGCTATAATAGTGAGCGAGTAGGTACGGTGTTCACCATCACCGACCTAGTGGTGGCTACGCTCTACGGGCCTGCCACTGTTCCCCTGGTGGGCCTTCAAATACCACTAGGACCGGGCTACGGCGTAAGTAGTTCTGGCAACAACGGGTACGGAGTTTAGCCATGCCAACATATCCACTGCCGACACTCGCCGTCACAGTTGCTCCGCAGGGGCCAAGCGCGCCCTCGTTCTCAGATATTCTTGCGTCGGCTTGGACCACGCTGCAAAGCATATTTGGAATCGACGTTATAAACACAGCAGACCAACAGGATACCGAGCTTGTCAGCCTGTTTGCGGAGGCAGTGAACGACTCCAACAACGCCACCATCGCAGGCATTAACAACTTCAATCCCGCATACTCGCAAGGCTCGGGCCAGGACACCACCTACATCATCAACGGCATTCAACGCGAGGCGTCCACCAACAGCACCATGCCTGTGACGCTCGTGGGCGTGGCCGGCACTGTGGTCGCATCACCAAACAACGTGGTGCAGGACGAGAACGGCTATCTCTGGAACCTCCCGGCCACCACCACCATCCCCAACAGCGGCGCCATCGGCGTAACGGCCGCAGCGCAGCAGCAGGGAGCCATTGCAGCAATCGCGCAGCCGCTCATCATCTACACCCAAGTGCTCGGCTGGCAGTCAGCCACAGCCACGGCATCTGCCACGCTGGGAGCGCCTGTAGAACAGGACGGAGCTTTCCGGCAGCGGCAGCAGATCAGCACAGACATCACCGGCGAAGGTATTCTGGCGGTGGCGGGCGCGCTGGCAAATCTGACAGGGGTCATCAGGTCCATCGTCTACGAGAATGACACCAATGCTTATGGGACAGGCGCCGAAACGCCGCCGTTGGTGCCCCTGCAACCGCCGCACAGCATTTGCTGCGTCGTAGAGGGTGGCGACGAGACGGCTATTGCGCAGCTCATCGAACAGACAAAGGGGCCGGGATGCAGCACGTGTGAAGGCATGGCAGGCATCACCACAGTGCTTGTCTACGACACAAAGGGCGTGCCCATAAACATCAACTTTTTCAACTTGGGCAGCGTGCAAGTTTACGTCTCACTAACGGTGAAGCCTCTCAACGGGTGGTTAGCATCTACGACAACGGCGATCAGTGTTGCGATCATCGCGTACCTGAACGCGCTCGCCATCGGCAGCACCGTGTGCTACACATCGTTGTTCGGGCCAGCTTCCTTGTACGGGTCATCGCTCAACGGAACTTTTGAGGTCACTGCACTCACGCTCGGGTTCACGCCAACACCACTGGGCACGACAGACCTTGTGGTCAACTTCAACCAAGCAGCCGCAAGTGTGGCTGGCAACGTAGTTGTTACGGTGCTCTAATGCCACAGCTCTCAGACTATTTGTCGAAGATCCCCAGCCAGCATCGGCAGCAGCCGAAGTTCTTGGCGATAGTTTCCCTGTTCGTGCAGCCGTTCATCGACAATCAAAATCTGTGGGCGCAGATTCCAGCATACTTCAACCTCAACACAGCGCGTCAATGTGCTTGGCCGGAGACGAACTTCGTTTTCGATTGGATCGGAAAGTGGGTAGGCATCGCGCGCAATGGGTTGACCGACGCCGAGTACGCCGTCATTCTCAAGTTGCAGATCGCCCTCAATCACTGGGACGGGACAACGCCGGGAATCTATGCTATATGGAACACGGTATTCGGCGACGCCGTGTCACTACTGGTGCAGGATAACCAGGACATGACTATGTTCGTCACCTACGTCACGCTGCCGGCGATATTCAACAGCGTAGTTTTGGCCCTTCTTATTTCTGGGCAGTTTGACCTTCGCCGGCCGGGAGTAAAAATGCTGGGCCACTTTCAACCAAGCGTAGCAGGGCACCCGGTGTTTGGTTTAGACGTAGAGAACGACTCGATTTCAGGGATTGGCGTGGGCTACTTCGTAGAGCCCATCACAGCGTGAGGAGTGAAGCATGGCAGCAGAAAATGACTTTTTGCCGATAGCGGCGACGCCCACCGCTAATGTGGACACGCAGGCGGACTACGCAGGCGCGGGCTACCAGTTGAACGGCTTCACGCCTGGGCAAACGCTGTCCACACAGTTCAACAAAACTCTGCGGCAGGGCTCCATGGGCATGGCTGTACTGGCGCAGTTCATTGTCAATGTTTTGAACGTGAATGTCCTCGACCAAGGTTATGCGAGCGCGGCTGCTGAGGTGTCCGCGCTCGTGGCGCAATTTGAGGCTGCGCTAACAACGTACATCAGCGGCGCGGGGGTAACGCCGTCAGTTGTGGTGGTGGCCTATTCGACTACGCCAGCGTTCAACGCCGCAGCAGGGAGCATACTCACCCCGGTTTTTCAAATCACGCTCACCGGCAACGTGGTGAGTTCCACGTTGACGGGCGTGCTGCCTGGGCAGTTTGTCACGTTCATCATCAAGCAGGACGGCTCAGGAGGTCATACGTTCGCGTGGCCTGCCGGGGTCAACAACTCCGGCGCCATCGACGCAACCGCTGGAAGCGTCAGTGTGCAGTCGTTTGTAGCCGACAGCACTGGAGCACTGCAAGCAGTCACCGGGATAACCGGGTAGGAGAGCTTATGTTTAAGAACGGAAATTGGAAAGCGTTGGTCGTTGCCGTTGTGTTGCTCGTGGGCATTGCCTGGGCATCCACGAAGATGCAAGACCTGATTATCGTGAACAGCAGCGGATCATTTTATTCGCTGGCAGACACGGCACTCGGCTCTTCACCAACACCCATCTGCACCACCACAGGGGGCGTACTCACCAACAGCGGTTGCACGGCTTCACAGACTCTTGCGCGTGTTTACTTCACAAGCTGCCTGGTGGGCGACGATGGAAATGCGGGTGAGGGGTGCACGGAGAGTAATCATTCGTGGGGAACAACGCTGCCAAGTACGTACTACATTCACTGCCAAACAAGTGGCTGGCCTAGCGGCCCCACTATGGCTAACAGGGATGGTTGGTCCATAAACATTGACAGCCAGACAACCACAACCTTCACGTACACGATTGATAATCGTAACGACGCAGGCCGTGGCTACGCCACGCTACAAATCACCTGCTGGGCCACCAACTAGGAGGAGTGATGAAACGACTTTTGGTTTTTGCAACCATGCTGACCGCGGCGCTCTCGATGGGTGCGCAGAGCTATACGCCCAACTGCAACTTATTCTTGCCGCCCCAAGGCTATCAGCCGTGGACAACGCCGATGAACGAGAATCTCACTCTCATCGACGACTGTCTGGGTGTGCTGCAAAATGCCTATCAGGGTGTGTGGTCTGGGGCTACGATCTACGCAGAGTACCAGCAGGTATCATACAACGGGGCGATTTACATTTCGCTGCAAAACTCCAACTACAACCAAGACCCTGCCACAGCAACAACGTACTGGCAATACTTCACGGGATCTGGCGGAGGCGGAGGCGGCACTCTCAGCGTGGACGGCACGGTAGTATCCAGCCCCAACCTGGACAGCACAACGCCGACGGCAGACTCAGGCTACGTGCTCGGCACGTGGAAGCACAGCGGCAGCAACATCAGCGTGCAATTCCCCACTAGCGGCGGCAGCACCGGGCTGCTAGCTGGCGCGAACGTGGTGTTTACCTTCGACTCACAGGGGTTCGATGACAGTCTAAATACCGAGGGCGCTACCACAACCGTAACGGCAGTCAGTATTAGCTCATCCGGGGTTGCAACGCTCACCGGGACCAACACACTCACTGCGGGGCAGTGGATAGATGGCAGCGGTATTTCTAGTCCAAATATCAACGGTTGCGGAACCCTCGGATATTACGGCACCGGAAACAAGATTTATCAGGTACTTTCTACTGGATTGAGCGGGTCACAGTTTGAGATTCAGACCTTATGCACAACCTCGACCGGATCGGGCGGCACGGTAGAAGATGCTACTTATATTCTCCCCGTTCAGACTGCGGCTAAGCCTGCGTTTTCCGGTATAAACTCCTGGTCAGTGCGCAACGGTGTAGACGTAGCTTCAATCTATGGCGGCTACACAGGATTGGTCTGTGAACAGGCGACAAACTTCGCCGCGATGTTTGGCGACTTGTTCCCATCGGTCACAGGGAAGCCTTTAATCTTATTGTCAGGTGCGGGTGTCAATGACATCTACTCCGGCGATTCAGCGGGGACAGTGGAGGGGTGCTTTCAATCTTTCTGGTCGCAGGCTCATGCGGTGGGGGCAGTAATAGTCCAGAACATGATTGGCTCACATCCTGGGTGGTGGGGAACCAATACCGATCTGGTTACTAAAGCAGTGAATGACTGGCTCATTCTGCAAGGCAAATCCACCACTAACGCAGCAAGCGGCCAGTACTGGGACTACACTGGTGTAGATATGAGGCCCTATGGAGAGATAGACAGTCCTCTTGCTGCTGGAATACCAGCTAGGTACTCTCTGGCATGGAACGCGGCACTGGAGACTCCTGGCACGTCAGGATTTACTCAGTTTGCTTGCAACGGCTATACTGACTGCGTGACGCTTGATGGCGATGGACAGAGCATTTCAGGTAGCATCTATCTTCAACGACCTTTTATAGAAAACAGTGACCCAAGCATTCGATTCAATAACGAGAATGGTTACTGGCTTATACACATGACTGCGTATGACGCAAATCCAGGTGAGTTATTTTTTGGCAACAGCGGTTACCTAGATGGAGTCTTAGTATTTACCGGGGCTATTGGACCAAGTACTGCGCCTACAGGTTCCTGTGGCACAGGAGTAGCAACCGGATTTACTGGTGAGTGGGTCCATTCGCAGGATGCAAAGATTACCTACTGCAACGGGACAAACTGGGTGGATAAAACGCCGAGCGGCGGTGGCACAACCACGAACGCGCTCACGGCGGCAGCTACAGGCGGCGCGGCTCCCGGCACTACGTTTGACGGCTCGGCGGCGCGGACGTTCGATTACCATTCGTTCGGCGCTCAGGCAGCTCTGAGCCTCCTTGCAGGAACTTATGCGGACGGCGATATGTGTACCTACGCCGCAACGGGAACGCTGCTTAATTGCAACACGGCACCCTACTCCCTGCCCACGGCAACCAGCAGTGTACTGGGTGGTGTCAAGCCGGATGGGACTTCGATACTCAATACAGCAGGCGTGATCTCGGCGACGCCAGCGAGTATCGGCGCTCAAGTCAACCTTGGCGCAACGCAGACAGGGGCCATCGGGGCTAGTGGCACGGCCACGTTCCCAGGTACCGTCTCGGCTGGCAGTGAGACGCTTGGATCGCCATTGCTTCCGGCGTCGGGCGGCACAGGTGCAACTACGGCTGCGGCGGCATTGACAAGTCTAGGCGCGGCAGGAACGGGGATTGCCAACACGTTTACAGAGAATCAGTCCATGACCGGCCTGACGCTGAGCACAGTTGCCAACGCAGCAGCGCCAACAGGCGTAGCGACAAACTCCGGCCAGTCTGTAGGCGCAAGCACCACGAACGAAGCTGCGGTAACGTGCATTGATTCTAGCGGAGCAAACACAACGCTCGGCGTTGCATCCGCCAACGTCACTACAACCGGCGGCTCAAGCTACATCGTCTGGAGCTATACGCTGCCGAGTGGCTGCACGACGGGCTACATTTGGATGAAGAATACCGGATCGTTCGCTTACTACTCAGTAGCGACCGGAACGAGCTTCCGGCAGAACGCGGCGGCTACTACCTACACAGCAGCGGCAAGCTACCCGGCAGGTGGGGCGTATCCTACCGCGAATACAACGGGGTATGTCAACGCAACAACTTTTGCCTCCACTGTACCACTGGGTATGGGTATACCAGCATTCTCAGTTACCGATAATAGTACCCATAGTGGAAGTATAAGTATAGCTGGGGGCGGCGATAATCGTTTTGAGATAAATGGTAGCTCTGGCATTCTTATAGAGAGTAATGGTAATGGCATATCCTTTCATTCTTCCACGGGCGGCTTCAACGGCTCGTTGATGATTCCAGTTGAAGTATATGCAGGATCGGACGCAAACGCAAACGGAGGTAAGGCTGGGTTTAGTTTCATGCTTCCAACTTCCACACAGAATTCTACCGTACAAGGAGAAGTCTCTGCCACAACTACTGATTACCGTCAAGCAACTCTGAGTGCGGATTTAGTTTTCCGAACTGTATTGAATGGCACACTGGGAGAGGCTTTTAGGATCAAAGGTGGGGGCACAATATCGCTCACAGCCACAGCCCCAACAGCCTCAGCAGGAAGCGTAGCCGCTTACAGCAGCAACATGGGCGGAGAGATCACTGGCCTGAGCGCAGCTACAAGTGTGAATATCACCTTTGCCAACTCCGGCTGGACCAATGCGGCGTTCTGCGTGGTGACACCGGATAATGCGACGGCCATTCCCTACATCAGCGCCATCAGCAAGACGGGGTTCACGATCACATTCACGGCAGCGGAAACAGGCGTAGTTTTCTATCACTGCGACGGAAACTAGGGCATGAAATCAGAACACGGACGCGCTGCACCCAGTAATCGGGGCGGCGCAACAACGGGCCAGATGGTACGAGCCGCGAGATAAAGGGGAATGGATATGAACTGGGCTGCGGTATCTGCAATCATATCGGCTATCACGCTGATCGGCGTGGTTGGCATCGGCGGCATCATGTGGGGCAAGATGAGTGAGCAGGTTGCGGGACAAACCAAGCGGCTTGACAGCCACAAAATCGAACTCGCGGACCACGCCACTCATCTAAGCCAGCACGATGTACAACTTGGTCGGCTCGAAGAGTGGAAGGCTGGCTACAATGCAGCCGCCCGCATCGGCGGACATATGGCGGAAGTGTGATCCGCAACCCGCGAAGAAATAAGGGCTTGCGAATTTGTGCAGAATCCGATTGACAAGTGCGGGGAGATGTGGGACACTATGCCCATGATAGTCAGTTCACACGTTCGCATGGAAGAAGAGAGTCTACGACAGGCAAAAGTCTGGGCTGCAAAGCTCGGAATGTCCTATAGCGACTTCGCCGGTCACGCTATTGCGTCTGAGTGCATCAACCGCGATCTCGCCGAAAGGGCCGCACTCCGGCGCAAGCCCAAGGCGCGGAAGGAGCAAGCATGAAGCGCATCTGTTTTGGGCTAGCTATGGCGTTTTTATTTGCGGGATGGTTGCTGATCGCGGAAGGACTCTACGCACAAACGGTTAAGCCTGCACTGCCGACCATAACGGTACCTCCGGCAAGTTTGCTGCATTCTGACGACTTCTTCGGTTTTTCTCCCATTACGTCGTTTGTTGTTCCGTTGTGCGGGTGGCAGGGTAGGCAGCGAGACGATGGCCAGTGCGAGATTATGATAACTGCTCCACCTGATTACGAAAACTTCAAATGCACAGTCAATCAACATAAGCAGGGTGAACTGTACGTGGTCACCTGCACATGGAAACCGAAGGAGCCGAAATGAAGATTCTCGTAGGAAGTGACTGGAAATCAACTGCCGTCGGCTGTTTATCGGCATTTGCCGTGACCGTGGGACCGCTCTCTGGATTTTTGGCTTCGCTCACAAATATCCAGGCGCAGATACCGGGCCACGGGCCAGCCAATTACACGCTTGCAATCATCGGTGCCGGACTGACGTGCGCTGCTGCCATTGCCCGCCTCTGGATTGGGAAACTGACGAATTACGTGCAGAGCGATCCAAGCATCGGAACCTTGTCAACCCCGGCAGTGGTCAACGTGACGACGACCGGTCCGGTTCCCACGCCAGCGCCGGACGCTCAGTGAGGCGACAATGGCAGAGTTGACAGAGACGGTTGATGAACTTGTTGGATGGTGCAGTAGTTGTGACAAACTCTGCTATCAATCGGAATATCCTATCGTTGGTTTTGACGATGAGTACGCCACTTGCTCCTCGTGTGGAGATACGCAAATCGTGAAAGCTGACGAGTATCACGGAAAACTAATCGAGCACATCGCCCGCGCAGAGGCCGAGAGCCAAGAACTAGCAGATGATCTTCTTGACGCAAACATGGCGTGGGCCAGCAAGTGTGAAGAAGTCGCCGCGCTCAAGGCTGAGGTCGAGCGGCGGTCAGCGCCGGTGAGTTCAGAAGAGAAAGAGAAATACTTCAAAATCTGTGGGGAGTATCAAGTGAATTTAATGCTTGCCGAACGTGCATCAGCGCCCGCAACCGG